ACGCGGGGAGTAGAATCGGAAGATGCGGTGGAGGTAACCAACGCAGCCGAGGTAGCTCCCGCAACGGGCAAAGGGAAGGCCCGTGCCTCTTCGTCGGTCCGGTTAGGGCCGTGACCCGAAGAGGCGAACACGACCCACCATGCCGAGGTAGCTCAAATGGTAGAGCAGCGGACTGAAAATCCGCGTGTAGCCGGTTCGATCCCGGCCCTCGGCACCATCCACCGCGAGCGGAGCTGGTAGACCCCACCCGGCTGATAACCGGGGCCGCAAGGCCGCAGAGTTCGATTCTCTGGCGGTGGACCGATGCGAGGACCGGAGGACCCTCGGGGAACTTTGGATCCCCGGTGATCACTGGATCAAGACCTCGCGTTCGACGCTGAATGTCGTCGGGACTACAACCCCCGCCACGAGTCCCGGAGCCTCGGTTCCGAGCTTCGTGGGGGGTTACGGTTGTGGCCGCCCTCCAAAAGCGGACCCGCTTCCGTGCTGAAAGTCTCAGCACCCCTTGTCAGCGTCAATGCCCTCGTAGTCTTCTGGTGATGACGCCTGCCTGTCGAGCAGGGTCGAGGAGGGTTCGATTCCCTTCGGGGGCGCTATTCGTCGTCAGGGTCTTGTTCGGGGGCTACCTTCATGCGGATGCTCGAAGGCGGGCACTCGATGACCTGGTCCCAAAGAGGTAACCCCTCTTTGCATATTGTGCAGACGAAAGGCTGGGGAGGCACCTGATCCGAAAAGGACCACTGCCAACCGCATGACCCGCATTGAAGGTCGAGAGCCTCAGCCATCTTACCAAGAGAGATCCAAAAACGGATCCTGAAGGTCAGACGATCTTATCTAGGACTTTCACCCACATGGGGTAGCGTCGTTTCAACTCGACCGCTTCGAGGAAGTACGCCGCGAAACAGTCCGCAAATGCCTCATCCATGTTGAACTGACCGTAGGGGAGATTCGCGGTATCCCAAGGATCCACGTCGACCTCGGCGAGATCGCTCACCAACCTCGACAAGCCGTACTCGCTGAGACGCCAATGCCCCAGCTCGTGTGCGAAGACGAAGTCTCTCGTTTTTTCGTCTAATTTCCAGAACTTCGGGTATAGTTGAATCTCGTTCCCAGCCTGTCGAGCCTCGGGGTGGCTTCCGCTCCCCCCGCTTGACTTGTCCACTACCTTCGGTGGAGCATAGCGCTTCAACTTCGGGTACCTCCCGAAGAAGTCCTTGGTGAAGGTCGCCGCATCCTCGGTGGTCTTGGCGAGGAAACGCCTCGCTACACGTCGAGCAAGATCACTCATCCTGCTACCGCAACGGTATCAGAACAAATGGTAGCCTCTGGAGCCGGGTGGTCCGGCGAGGCAAGGAGAGAGAAGACAGAAAGAGGGGACTGGCACTCCCCGATCACGCCAATGAGCACGAAGATCCATGTGAACGTCGGGACCATCGGACACGTTGACCACGGCAAGACGACCTTGACGGCCGCTCTCGTAGCGGTTCAGGCCCACGCTGGGCTTGCGAAGGTCAAGTCGTATGCCGACATCGCCAAGGGCGGTACGGTCCGCGACGAGACGAAGACAGTCACCATCGCCATCTCGCACGTCGAGTACGAGACGGACACCCGGCACTACGCCCACATCGACTGCCCTGGTCACGCCGACTACATCAAGAACATGATCACGGGCGCCGCCCAAATGGACGGTGCGATCCTCTTGGTGGACGGCTCTCAGGGACCTCAGCACCAAACGAAGGAGCACATCCTTCTGGCGAGGCAGGTCGGAGTTGCGAAGATCGTCGTGTTCATCAACAAGGTGGACATCGCCGACCCTGAGCTTCTGGAGCTGGTCGTCGAGGAGGTGAAGGATGCCCTCGCAGCTCAAGGGTACGAGGGGTCTCCGGTCCTCATGGGTTCGGCTCTCAAGGCCCTGCGTAACCCCGGCGATGACGGGCGTTGTATTCGGGACCTTCTCCTGATGATGGCTGCTCACATTCCGGACCCTGTCCGGAACTACACGGCGCCGTTCATGATGCCGCTCGAAGGTGTCCACACCATCCCTGGTCGTGGCACCGTCGTCACCGGCCGTATCGAGCGGGGTGTGCTCAAGCTCGGAGAGACCGTCGAGATCGTCGGCCTTGTCGATGCGGACGCCAAGCCCCGCCAGGTGGTCGTCACGGGCATCCAGATGTTCCACAAGGACCAGCCGGAGGCTCGTGCGGGTGAAAACTGCGGTCTTCTCCTCCGTGGGGTCGGTCGTGATGAGGTCGTGCGAGGCCAAGTCCTCATCGCTCCGGGGTCCGTGAAGTCCCGGACGAAGGCCAAGGCGGAGCTGTACGTCATCCCGACCAAGGAAGGCGGGCGCCACACGCCCATCTTCCCCGGCTACCGCCCCCAGTTCTTTTTCGGAACTACGGACGTGACCGGCGAGATCAAGGACTTTCAGGAGGGCGTCAAGATGGTCACCCCTGGTGACCACGCTGAGGTCGGCCTGGAGCTTCTCAAGCCGGTCGGTATGGAGCCGGGGATGAGATTCGCTGTCCGTGAGGGCAGCAAGACGGTCGGCGCGGGCGTCATCGTCAGCGTCGAGTAAAACGAAGGTCTGCCTCTAAATAGCTTATGGTTATTTAGAGGCATGGCCGACCTTCGCAAGTGTCCCCGGTGCCCTGAACCCAAGCCAGTCTCCGAGTTCAACTGGCGATCCAAGGCGAAAGGCAGGCTTCAAAGTCTCTGTAGAGACCACCAACGCCAGCGAAACCTCGTCCACTACCGAGACCACCCTGGCTCATATAAGCGTCGCGCAGTAACCCACAGAAGGACTCTTAGGCAGCAATACACGAACTGGCTTTTTCAACATCCCTGTGTTGACTGCGGGGAGGGGGATCCGGTCGTTCTTGACGCCGATCATGTCCGTGGGGAAAAGAAACGAGGCGGGATAAGCCGCATGCTTAAGTGTGGGTGTAGTTGGCAAGCCGTTCTGAAGGAACTTGAAAAGTGTGAGGTCAGGTGCGCCAACTGCCATCGACGAAAGACCTCACGCGAAAGGGACTGGAAGTCCCGGATTCAATATGTAGATTTAGGGGTATCAGCTAGCGGTTAAGCTGCCGGTTTCCAAGTCCGGTCACGGGAGTTCGAGTCTCTCTGCCCCTGCCGCGACGAATGCAGTTGAGGACTACATCGCTTCATACGCGGGAGGTCACGAGGTTCGAGTCCTCGTTCCCGCCACCAAGCGCCGTCGAAAGCCGACGTTTGGTAGCGGGATAGCTCAGAGGTAGAGCGCCTAAAAGTTGTCTTCGCACCTCTTGTCGTCGCTATCAAGGCGTGGCTCAATCTGGTAGAGCACTCGGCTGGGGGCTGAGCGATTGCAGGTTCAAATCCTGTCGCCTTGACTGATTCTTGGTGTAGTGTGTCAGAAGATCCCTTGGGGCATCGTCCAATGGCTAGGACGCGAGATTTTGGTTCTCGTTATCTAGGTTCGAGTCCTAGTGCCCCAGCCAGCAAGATTCTTGGGGAATAGCTCAGTAGGCAGAGCGGGAGGCTTTGACCCTCCGTCATCGCGGGGGTTCGAGTCCCTCTTCCCCAACCAGTTTCAACGCGGTCGAATGCCGTTCGGGTATACATCCTACCATTCACGGAAGGCGGGGTTCGATTCCTCCCTAAACCAAAGAGGCTGGTGCCTCGTACTCGGCATCTCTTGTCGATCTCGTTGAAATTCATCTAGGTGTGGCTCAATCTGGTAGAGCGCTCGGTTCGGGTCCGAGAGACTGGAGGTTCAAATCCTCTCACCTAGACCATACTTCCTTTGGTGTATCGACAGCGTAGTGAGCGACCGCCAAAGCGTCAGTGAGAACAAGGATTGGTGTACCCCTCCCGAGTACACGGCGAAGATCCGCGACTTCTTTGGCGGGGTCATCCACTTGGATCCGTGCTCCAACACGGAGTCCTCCGTTGGTGCCCTCACTACCTACCAGCTCCCTACGGACGGCCTCAACGAGTCATGGGACTTCCCCACGATCTACGTCAACCCTCCGTACGGTTACGACAGAGCACGAGGTACGAGAATCGGAACGTGGGTCCGCAGGTGTTCCGTCGCTCATGTAGAACACGGTAGCGAAATCATCTCGCTCATCCCTACAGCGACCAACACGGCCTACTGGCAAGACCTCGTTTTCAAGTACACCCACGCCGTGTGCTTCATTCGAGAGCCTCGCGTGAAGTTCTACGTCAAGCGAGGGGAAAAGACGAAGGGAGCCCCAATGGCGTGCTCGTTCCTCTACTGGGGAACGAGGGTTGAAGCCTTCTGTTCGGCCTTCGGTGGACACTTCGGGACGTGCTTCCCAACCGAAGGGGCTGCCTTCGAGAGAGCTTCGTTGTTTGACACGTTACTCGATCTTATTGAAGATGAATAGACCATGCGAAGGTGGCGGAATGGCAGACGCACTAGGTTGAGGGCCTAGCGGTTAACAGCCGTGGGGGTTCAAGTCCCCCTCTTCGCACTGAGACGAATGACTGTGGGGACTACATGGATCGGCCCAGGGTTCGAGACCCAGCCCGCAAGGGTGGCCTACGTCTCCGCTCCACTTGTCGTCTCGCTTCTTGGGGCTGTGGCCGAAAGGATAGGCGATCGTAAAAACGGAACGGTACCCCGTAAGGGGGCCTGCGAAGTAGTTGAGGCACACGTCAACAGGGTGATGCTCGGGTTGACCTCTACCTCGACAAATTGGCTCAAGGTTGCGGATGCACCGGCTCCTCGCCCCACCGGGTAACTTGTGGGGGCTGGCCGAAACTGCCGAGGGAGGGAAGCGCGTTTCCTACACGAGACCTTTACGCAGACTATGCGGGTTCGACTCCCGCCAGCTCCACTGCTTCTTGAAAATGCTCAGATGGCGGAATTTGGCAGACGCACCGGATTCAGGTTCCGGCGCCCTCGTGGTGTGCGGGTTCGACTCCCGCTCTGAGCACCCGTCGTGAATGACGCAGAGGACTACATTGGAAAGCCGGCGCCCGAAAGGGCTTGGGGGTTCGACTCCCTCCTCTGACCTTCGGGTTAGAGTGGCGGAACGGCAGACGCACCGGAGCCGCAAGGCTGTTGTCTTCGCACCCCTTGTCACGACGATCCTTTTATCCCGTAGGTGTAGCGTGAAGCTCATCGCCCGCGTCGTGAGCCGGTACCTCAAGGCGGTTTCAACACCGCTGCCGTCTTCGTTTCCGGAGACGGAGATTGGGCTCATGACGGCCGACGAGTTCCTGAAGTTCAGGAACCCGGACTCGAAGAGTCACCCGAGCGATTCGTACGACTTCGACATCTTCATGATGAACCGGGACCACCCCAGGTGGTCCGGCTCCGTGGGTTCCTACGGGAGCGAGATGGTCCGGGTCGAGGAGTTAAGTGCAGGCTTCCGGGTCCTCGACTCCGAGGACAAGCTGATCGGGATCATTCACAACGGGGTCGCGTACTACGACCGTCCGCAGTCCAGAAGGCGCATTCCTACCGCCGTGATGGGGCATCGGGACGAGCGCAAAGACCTCGGGGTGAAGACCTGGAAGCAGGTCAAGTACCTGTCGGAAGTCGCTCCGCTGGTCAGCCCGATCGCCAAGAAGAACGAAACCGAGTACCCCGTCCTCCTCCAGCACATCATCGTGAAGGGGGAGCCGATGACCGTACGGGCCGAGAAGACCCCCAAAGAGGATGCTCACGTCACGTTGGTTATCCTCAACTCGGAAGGGTTCAAGGTCGCACAGGCGGCGGACGAGTGGGGGGCGACCCTGCTCACGGTTGCTCAGGAGTATCGGGGCAAGGGTCTCGGCAAGATCATCGGTCAATACTGGTACGACTACAACCCATCCTCCTCCTCGGGAGGCTTCACGGACGCTGGGCGCAAGAACGCCCTAGCGCTTTGGAAGGACCGGGTACGGGAGTTTACCGCCCGAGGGTGGTACTCCGAGCTGGTCCGTCAAGGACGGCTCTCCAAGGCCCGGTTGAGGGAGATCCTCTCGGGGGTAGGGGAGAGAGTCGAAAGAGTCCTAGAGACGAAGCCAGAGGCCAAGGTGAAGCCCACGGGGGACATCCTGGTCTACGTGGACGACGACATCTCGTTCATCGTCTACGACCGGGCGTTCTTGGAGGAACAGGACGACCGATTCATCCACGGTTTTGGGTTCTTCCGGGACAGCCCACACGTGGGAGTCTTCATCTACCGCATCGAGTACGACCGAGCCTTCGCGGACCTCACGACCCGTGTGGCCCTTCAGATGGCTCGGGACAGCGGGGATGACCTGTACGACGGCGAGGGGTACCACGACCTCGTAGAAGCCGAAGGGATCCCAGGAGTCGTTCGTGATGGGGACTACCTCAAGGTGACGAGGGATCTTCTTCCGGTGAAGGCGCTGGCAGCCAAAGAGCGCAGCATCCGTCGTCGTTCGGACGAGTACGGCGAGAAGCTGACGATGCTGCTGGAGTTGGCCGAAGCCAAGTGGAACTAGCTTGAAATCAGGGTGTACCTCAATCTGGTAGAGGGCGAGCTTTGGGTGCTCGACGTTGCAGGTTCGATTCCTGTCACCCTGACTGATTGGAAAGCGAACCGGCCAGGGGGCCGGGCCTGCCTCGAAAACAGTGCGGTCGGTGATGAGCCGGCTGGGGATCGAGACCTCCGCTTTCCGCTGTTGGAAGATGAACCGCTCAGGGAGCGGACCCGCTTGGAAGGCGGCGTGGTCCCGCAAGGGGCTGGGGGTCGGGACCTCCATCTTCCGCTGGTTCGACGGAGCATGGCTACCGCAAGGAGTCATTTTCGTGGGTCCTCGGGTCCACGAGAGCCGCAACCTCCGCCGAGCCGACTTGGAAGTTGAATCGCTCATGGGAGCGAGCCTCTTTGCTAAAGAGTGCGGTCGGTGATGAGCCGGCTGGGGTTCGAGTCCTCTGACTTCCGCTGTGACGTGAGGGAGCTGGTGAACCCGGCCGTGTGTGAAGCGGTCTTTGACGGGGTAAGAACCCGTACGTCACCCCAATGAAAAGTGCTCGATGACGTAAGGCGGGACGAGTTTAGCGTCGATGTACCGGCGTTGAATCTCGGACGGTACAGAACCAAAGCCCGTTATAGCCCCTCGGCACTGACGGGCTTCGCACGAGCACCGAAGAACCCACGCATCGGACTCCTCCGTGCTCGTGGTCGAGTAATCAAACGTCAGCTCTTCCCCCGCTGACGAGGGATGTCGGCCATCCTCACGACGGGGCCGCCGAACTTCAACACGACCTCGTAGGGCTCGAAACGTCGGAGGGTGTAAACGCCCTCCCCTTTGGCAGCGGACTTCCGAACTTCGAGGTCCATGCCTGACGATCCTCAAAACAAGAACATGGTGTCTGTAGCCAAGTGGTAAGGCGACGCGTTGTGACCGCGTTATGCGCGGGTTCGATCCCCGTCAGACACCCCCACGGCGAATGAAGCATTGGACTACATCAACCAGGCGGTCGCGGGTTCGAGTCCCGCTCGCGGCTTCGGCCGCGATAGCTCAGTTGGCAGAGCACCCGGCACAACGTCTGTGCGCACACTTGTCGCCGTTATCCTCTCAGGGTTTTCCTGACACGCCTCACCAGTGTAACCTGACGTAATTTCTTTGATATTACGCTTAAGGGTGGGGTGACTGCTGTGATGGCAAAGCAGAAGACTCCAGGTTTCTCTGGGGCTGTTTCAGTCAGTACGCTGCCTGAAGTCATCCAGTTGTACGTCTACTCCAACACCGTGGGTGTGCTTGAGATTCAAGCCGAGGATGGGAAGGGTCAGATTTGGTTCAACGGTGGTGAGATCATCCGAGCGTCCAGCTCCGGTCCTGACGAGGACAAGGACGGCGAGGAAGCCTTCTATGAGATCATGACATGGGAGGCCGGCGAGTTTCAGATGAAGCCGGGTCTGCTACCCACCGCCCGGAACGTCAACTCGGATTGGCAACAGTTGGTCATTGAAAGCGGGCGTCGTGCAGATGAGATGAAGAGGTCCCAAAAGAAAGCCAAGAGGGCCGGGTGGACGCAGCGACCCCCTTCGTCCCCCAACCCGCCGACCCCACCCACCCCGTTGAAGGTGGAGCCGGTGCCCGATCCGGAGGTTTCGTGGGACATTCAGTTTGATGATGTAGAAGACCCGAAGGACCAGAAAGAGGAGTTCAATCTCATGAACGTCAAGGATGCTCTTGCTAAGTTGGCCAATCTGGACGGTTTTGTGGGGGCTTGCCTTGTCGATTCAGACAGCGGCATGTCTCTCGGCACCGAGGGTGGGAACGGACTGAACCTGGAGGTTGCCGCTGCGGGCAACACGGAGGTCGTCCGAGCCAAGCGCAAGGCGGCCAAGAACCTGAACCTGAAGGACGACATCGAGGACATCCTCATCACCCTCGGGAAGCAGTACCACTTGATTCGCCCCCTCAAGGTGAAGCCGGCCATCTTCTTCTACGTGGCCCTCGACCGCTCCAAGGCGAACCTCGCCATGGCTCGCATCGGTCTGGCCGACGTGGAGGGTGACCTCCAGCTCTGACCCCTACGAACGGGGTCTTTCATGTCCCCGTAGCCTAGTGGATAAGGCGCTGGTTTCCTAAACCAGTGGCGCAAGCCATCGCAGGTTCGAGTCCTGCCGGGGACGCTATCGGAAGTCTGGGTGCCTTTTCAGGATCTTGCCCAGCTTCCGCATGGCGTTGTGTTCGATCTGCCGGATGCGTTCACGGGTGAGGTCCATGATCTCGCCCACTTCTTCGAGTGTGGCGCCATGACGATCGGCTACGTCGAGCACACAGCTAGCCGTGGCGAAACGACCCACCTCACGAACGAGGCTGTATTCGCACATGACCCACGGACAAGGGCGCTCCGTGTTCTCCCCACCGGGGAGACAATCGCCTCGGGTGCGTGGAGCCGACCCCTCCGGTAGCTCGATCGGGGGCGGCTCGTGGTCCGCCCCTTCGTTCTGAAGCACCGGAAGGTGGACTTTCGCAGCGGCCATCATCATCCCCTCGTACACCAAGGGTGTATGAAGAGGCTATGGAACAGCTTCCCGACTCCGAGCGAGATTGGCTCAAAGCTCTCCAAGAGAGCTTGTGGCCCAAGAACCGGAAGAACGACAGCCCGGTGAAGCTGGAAGCCCACAGGTTACTCACATACGAGGAGCGAGACCGGCTTTTCAAGGACATCGAGACATTCGGTCTGGTCGTCGAGATGTTCTCTTCCAACATGTTCGGGGGTTACGGGATCGCCATCTACGCACACGAGCTGTACCCTCACACGGGTCCGGACCACCTCGTTACCATCACGGAAGACAATCTTCCACCACCCTCCCGACTTGAACGGGCTTCTGGGGACGCGCCGCCCGAACCACCCAAGAAGGTACCAGGCTGCGGTCGCGACGACGCGTGGGAGCTGTTCTCCAAGTACACGCACACAGACCAGATGAAAGTGTGGGTGAAGCAATACAAGCTCGAAGCCCCGAGGTCGCAGAGCTACTACGACTACTGATCGCCCCTCTGTAGTAAATTGGATGGGTAGGTGTCCGGTTTTCTTGTAGTTCGTTCCCTACAGGCATGAGTTTGGGTAACGGCAACGGCGACGACAAGAACGGGCGTTACGAGCCCGTTCCCCGCCTGGATCAAGCATTGGAGACCGTTGCCGAACGGATCCGCGAGAAAGCGGAGGTGATGCGTGGGCTTGCTCCCGACGAGGAGCCTTTGGATCTGGACGACTGGAAGTCGTCTCTCAAAACGAACCAAGAAGCCCTACAAAAGATTCACCAAGGGCTCGTGGTCATCGCGGAAACGGCTGAGGCGGCGGTAGAGGCTATGCTCCTCGTGGCTCGGGACCAAAAGTCCCACATGAGTCGGTCGGCTCCCGCGATCGATGCTGTTCTGATCACCAAGGACCAGATCGAAGCCATCGGGTCCAAGGTGGCCGTCTGCGAAGCCTTCGTGAACCAGGTCGACGAGATGGTCGCGGAGGACCACAAGACCTTGGGTCTTGTGCGTCGGGACATCCACGACATCAAGGTGGACCTTCAGTTGATGAAGGAGCAGGTCTCGATGCTCCCGGCGATGAAAGAGATGCTCGGGGACATCATCGCCCGGCTCCCCGAGGACAAGCCAGAAGACGGAATTTCTCGCTTGGAGGCGATGCTTGGGGATATCATCCAACGGCTTCCTGACCCGGAACAAGCAACTGACGTCAGAAAGCGGAGAACACCTCCCAAAAAGAAGTAACTATTGGGGAATCGTCTAATGGCAGGACAACGGATTCTGGCTCCGTTTATCTAGGTTCGAGTCCTAGTTCCCCAGCAAAATTCCCCTTGTTCTGAGGGCCTTGTATGTACGACTACGACCGCCGCCTTGCGAGGGTGACCCGACCTTTCGATGCTCGAAAGGTCGCGGAGATCCAGAAGGACTTGGCGACCTTCCTGTCGAACATCGACCGGGTAAAGTCTCCCGCTGACTTGGAGCGTCTGGAGAAGCTAGCCCTCTCTTGGGGTAAAGAGTTTCGCAAGGACTACGACAACCTCATCTTGTTCCTCCGGGACCAGGCGATTAATGACCCCAAGGTCAAAAGTATTGACCGTCAGATGGACGTTTGGCGGCGAAAGGGGGTCAACTACATCTTCAATGCCTACTCGGCCGTCAGTTCAATCCCTAGCGACTGGGAGTATTGGACGGGGGACGGGAAATGGACCTGGAAGCGGAAGTTGGAGAAGGCGCTGGCGCAGCTCCCCGACGCAGCCAAGTGGTTGGAGTCGATCAAGAAGCGCAAGATCGTCCCCGTTGTACCTGACGTGACGGAACACCTCACTCGGCTTGAAGGGTTCAACGTCAAGCTGGTCGGTTACGACGAAAACGACCCGGACCATGCTGGTGCGATGGGGCGCCTCAAGGCTGGCTTGAAGCAATACCGCCAGAAGGCGAGCCGGGTCTTCCCTACGCTTCTCCGGCACGCATTCCCCATGACGGTCCGTTTCGATGTGGAGGACATACTCGGTGCGGCCGGGTATGGGGGTTCAGGATCCATCGAGTTGTTCCCGTTGAACATACGGTCGGTAGACATGATCGTCTACACGGTCGCTCACGAGATGACGCACGTTGTGGACGATCTGCTTCCGCAAGGCGCCCGAGCCTTCTGGATTCAGATGTTCAAGGGGGACCTTGGTGAGATCGACCTCAACGATGTCCTCAAGGCTTGGCCGGTGAACGCTCCGAATTGGATGGGGCAAAACTTGAAGGACACGGACCCCGTGTTCTACCTTCAGGTCCAGGCTCTCATGTCCGAGCACACGAAGCCACCGAAGGAGCTGAAAGACAACTGGACCCGCGATGCTCTTGAGGCGTACTTGGCGAACGGTGGCAACCCAAAGGTGCAGGTCCACATGCACCCGATCACGGCCTACGGGACGTCCGCGCCAAATGAGGCGCTCGCAGAGGCCATCGCCCTCTTGGTAACTCACGGTCCGCGAGCGCTTGATCCACAAGTCACCCTTTGGTTGAAAAACGTCTTTCCTGGTCAGCTCAAACTGGCCAGTTTCGTCTAACCCCTCCGGGGTCTTCCACGTCTGGTTCGCCAGGCTGAGAACACGCCGGAGTTTTTTCGGGGCTGTAGCTCAGTTGGGAGAGCATCTGCGTGGCACGCAGAGGGTCGCCGGTCCGATTCCGGCCAGCTCCACGAATACGGGACCGTAGCTCATCTGGGAGAGCGCACCCTTCGCACGGGTGAGGTGGGGTGTTCGAGTCACCTCGGTTCCACTATGGGGTCGTGTGATGGGTTCACGGATCTGCCTTGCAAGCAGGTCTTGCGAGTTCGATTCTCGACGGCTCCACCAACGGTGTACCCGAGGCATGACGCCTCAACAGGTACGTGACGCACTCGACATCTACGAGAAAGCCCTTTGGGGAGAGGAAGCCAATCCGGTCCGAGCGGACCTGGACAGGGTGAACCTCACGGGCACGGCTCAACGTGACCACCTCCTTTGGATGTGCGTAGAGACCCGCAAGATCCTCGACCACGTGGCCGGGGACAAGGATGACCGAGGGACCATCGAGAAGGCGATGCGGTGGCTTGGGTTCATCCAAGGGGGTCTCTGGAGCCAAGGCTTCTACAGCATCGAAGACATGAAGAATCACAATAGATAACGCGCCGCTTAAGCATCAATGGTGATGCCCCCGTTTTGTAAGCGGGTCCAGACGGGTTCGATTCCCGTGGGCGGCTCCACGCGGGTATTGCTCGAAGGTCGAGCGTCAGGTTTCCACCCTGAAGGCGAGGGTTCAATTCCCTCTACCCGCTCTACGCCCGTGAGGCTCCTGTGGAGGGGCACCTGCATGGTAAGCAGGTTTGAAGTGGGTTCGACTCCCATCGCGGGCTCAAATTGGTGTATAGCTGAATGATGCGTTGGCTCGCTCTTGCGCTGGTCGTCATTTCGGGGTGCCTCAAGCCCACCCCGCCCTCGGAGCCTCCTCCGCAAACGGTGAGTGTGACCGCCCCCGAGGGGGAAGACGCCGGGACGATCCCTCCGTATGACCGGGACGAGTGGGGGCGTTGGGTTGACGCCGACAAGGACTGCCAAGACACAAGGCAGGAAGTCCTCATCGCTGAGAGTGAGGTTTCGGTCACCTTCACGGACCCGACGAAGCCGTGTCGAGTCGCAACGGGCAAGTGGACCGACCCCTACTCGGGCCAGGTCTACACGGACCCTGGTGACCTCCACGTAGATCATGTGGTGGCGCTGGAAGAAGCCCACAACGCCGGGGGGTGGGCTTGGACGAGGGAGCAGAAGAGGGCCTACGCCAACGACCTCGACAACCCCCACCACCTTCAGGCGTCCAGCCGGTCTTCCAACACCTCGAAGGGCTCTCGTCCTCCGACCGAGTGGATGCCGCCCAACGAAGCCTACCGCTGCGAGTACCTGCGAAGGCGGATCACGATCTTGCGGAAGTACAAGTTGAAGTACGACCCTGACCAGTACATCGACTTGTTGTCTGCCAACTGCAAGTGAGCTACGGTAGTCGAAACCGCTCAGGGGGATGACCTGGGCTTCAAGCGCCTCTTCGGAGGCTGGAGTCCCCCATGCAGAACATCACGATCGGTCGTTACGAAGCGGATCCCGAGGCCCAAGGCGTCGTCAAGTCGGAAGACGAGCGCTGGCAAGTCGTCGTAGACAAGGATGGTTTCCCGCACTTCTACGTGCAGGTCAACATCCGGGACGACGATGGGAAGCTCGTGAAGGGCTTGTTCAACCTCGACGACATCCTCGGCCCCAACCTCAACTCCGTTCGCGAGTTGATGGAAGAGGGTGAGTTCGGGGGGTCTTTGACCCCCGAAGAGGAAGAGGAAGCCCACAAAGAGTGGCTTGAGCGGAAGGCCAAGCTCGGCATTCCCTGCCCTCGGTAACGTCAGGCCCGGCTGGTCCGGGCCTTTTGCGGGTGTAGCCTCAACGGTGAGGCGCTAGTTTCCCAAGCTAGAGTCGGCGGGTTCGATCCCCGTCACCCGCTCAGTTTCGAGCCCGTTCGCTGGGGCGGTGCAACGGCTGCAACCCGTTGAATGAGGGTTCAATCCCCTCCGGGCTCTCCAACTTCTTCCGATACCGAACGCTAGGCATGTACGACTACGACCGTCGAGCTTCGGAGACTCTCTCCCCTTCCGAGGTCGGCAGGCTTCCGGTTGGTTCGATCGTAGCGGTGGAAGGCAGCTTCTTCGCGGTCGTCCCTGGTGGGCTCGCTCCGGTCTCGATGCTCCCTGAGAAGGCTGGGGTTGGGGTGCCCGAAGGGGAGCCTGTCAGCCAGTGGGGCAACGTCGAATGGGTCTTGGTCTCCAAGGGGCATGGCAAGGTACCGACCCACAGTACGGCTCAACGAGCCGCGATCACGTGGTCGAGAAGCCATCGTTAGGTGTACCTACGAGGGCGATGGCCAAGCTCTTCGACCCGCCCTTCAACCCCGAAACGACGACGATCGCCCAAGCGAGGAAGATGCTTCAAGAGCACGCCTTGAAGGGCGCCATCTGCCCGTGCTGCCGGCAAGAGGTCAAGATGTACACGCGGGAGATCAACTCCACGATGGCGTACACGCTGATCATCCTGCACCGGCACTTCTCGGAGGACAAGGGTTGGCTCCACGTTCCGAGCTACCTCTCTCAGATGAGCGTCATCGGGTCGGCGGTTCGAGGCGGAGACTTCGCCAAGCTCCGCTACTGGGGTCTTCTGGAGCCCAAGCCGGTCGAGAAGAAGTCGGACAAGCGCAAGGATGGCAGCAAGCGGGTCGGCTTCTACCGGATGACGGAGAAGGGCCACAAGTTCGTGCTTGGGGAGGTCACGGTCCCGAAGGTGGCGTTGATCTACAACGGCAAGCACCACGGGTTCGCACCCGGAGAGGTCACCATCAAGGAGTGCCTCGGAAACGAGTTCAACTACGACGACCTCATGGCGGGCAAGCTCGGGGGGATCGTCGTCTGACAGTTTTGCCCCTGTAGCTCAACAGGACAGAGCAAGCGCCTTCTAAGCGCGAGGCTGGGAGTTCGATTCTCCCCAGGGGTGCCCAATCTCTCCGATCCCCCACAAGTTGTTGTCCAACTCCGTCGCGGTGTAAGGTCGGGCCATGAGCAATCCGATCTGCTTCGCCCTCGACGGAATGAACGGTGCCGGCGCCTCGCGTTACGTCGAGATGCTGGAGGAGCACGTGGGGGCGTTCAAGGTGGGGTTGGAGTTGTTCATTCGGACAGGGAAGCTCCCGAAGACCTCGAAGCCGGTCATTCTCGACCTCAAGCTCCACGACATCCCGGAGACCGTCTCGCGGGCCGTGGCGGCGGGCTGCGACGCAGGGGCCAAGTTCATGACGCTCCACGTCCAACAGCGCGAAGCCTTGAAGCAGGCGGTGGCTGTAGCGGCCCCGTACGGCTGCACCCTCCTTGGGGTGACGGTCCTCACGTCGATGACCCAGCAGGATTGTGAGGATCTTCGCTTCAAGGGTTTCAATACGAACCCAGAGAGCCCTGGCGAACCGAGAACGAGCCACCCGTTTATCGGGATGCGAGTGCAGCACCTCGCTGACTTCGGCTACGGCTGCGGTCTCCGAGGCTTCGTCTGTTCTCCACAAGAAGTCGGCTCTCTCCACACGAAGCACCCGGATGCCTTCTACCTCGTCCCAGGGGTGCGACCTCTTGGCTCAGCCGTTGGGGACCAGAGGCGGACAGGGACGCCCGGTGGGGCCGTCATCGACGGGGCCAGCCTCATCGTCATCGGACGCCCCATCCGTGACGCAGAAGACCCGGTGGAAGCGGCAAAGGCCATCCTTGCCGAAGTCCGAGAGGCAGAGCGCACCGAAGAGAACGCTCGTGCGGGAGCCCGAGCGTTGGATCGACACTGCTAGGTCGGAGAGCCAAACGGCTCCTCTGTAAACTCGACGTCTACATCGTCAAAGAAGTAGGTCAACGCCCTCTTGACGTTTTCCCTAGCCTCATCCATGGTTGAGCCCTCGGCGTGGCAGCCTGGAACAGCGTAAATGCTGGCCATCCACCCCGTTTCGGACATCCCGTAGGTGATGTTGAATTTACGTACGGCCATCTTGACCAAGATGGCGCATCGGGACTTTTTCAAGTTCGTCCCCATCGTCTAGCTGGCCAAGGACACGACCCCCTCAAGGTCGGAACAGCGGTTCGATTCCGCTTGGGGACGCCACGGTTCTTTTTATCCTATGGGAGTTGGCATGAGCTACTCCTACGACCGAACAGGATCCTCAATCCCGAGCTACAAAGGTAAGGTGCTTGCTCCCGGATCTACTGCGGACACGTGGATCTTGGAGGGTTATAAGTGTCGGGTCATCTGCAAGGGTCAAGAAGGTCGTGGCTGGAAGGCAAAGCTCCTCGGCGATGGTGACCCGTTCTTGCCGGGGGAGACCTACGGGCGCGACCTGGAGGACGTGATCAGCAAAATCCTCCACGTTGAGTACCAACGAGTCAAAGGTATCCACCATCGAGCCAACGAACTTGAAAAGGCGCTCGACTCTCTCGGCGGAGAGTAGGTGTAACCCCCAGGATGGCAAACCTTGGGATCAACACGATTGAGCCGGTTGTGGATACCCAACCGCTCTGGAATGCGCTCGTGCAGGTCACGAGCATGAAGTTCCTCCCGAAGTACGTTCGGGAGTTTACCGTCAAGAAGCTCCGGGCCGACATCAAAGCGGCTCAGAAGGCGCTCAAGGAAGCGGAGAGGAGGCTCGATGAGTTCTCCCCTCCGCCCCCGAGGAAGCGTCGCGTGAAGAAAACGTCCTCCTAGCTCAATGGATAGAGCACACGCTTGCGGAGCGTGAGGTTGCTGGTTCGAGTCCAGCGGGGGACGCCATAGCCCTGTAGCTCAGTTGGAAAGAGCGCCGGTCTACGAAACCGGGACTTTGCGGAGGTTCGAGTCCTCTCAGGGCTGCTAGTGTTTCTATGTTAAGGTTGAAGCATGAGCTACGACTACGACCGTCGAACCGCTGCTACCCGTGTCAAAATCAACAAGCCGAGCGAAGGCAAGAACGGCTACATCGCGTTCTTCAACGGCAAGCAGGCCGAGGTCTACGCGGACACCAAGCTCAAGGCTCTGGAGCTTGCCCGAGCGCATTTCAAGGCGCCGAAGAGCAAGCAGCACATGGTCCACGTAGAGCTGTCCGAGTCGGACGGTAAACAAGTCACCCACAAACCAGACTTCTGAAATGTGCCTGTAGCTCAACTGGATAGAGCACCACCCTCCGAAGGTGGCGGTTGAGGGTTCGACTCCCTCTGGGCACGCTAACGCCGTCTACGTAACGGTTCCGGGTCAGGCTCCATAGGCGGAGGCCCTGCGTCCCGTATCTTGGTGACCGTCTCTACGATCCCCGGTTCGGTTAGAGGCGGGGCCGGTGGGCACCCCGTGAGGGCGATGACCAAGAGAACGAGACGCCTCATACTTTCAAAATTGAATCAAAGTTTCATGCCCCTTTAGCTCAACTGGATAGAGCGTTGGTCTTCGGAACCAAAGGTTGAGGGTTCGACTCCTTCAAGGGGCGCTGTGCCGAATGCTTGCTGGGATTACATCTCTACGAAAGATACGAGCTGGGTTCGACTCCCAGAACGGCGACTCTGACGCCGTGGCCGGATGCCTGGAAACGTCTTGGCTCTTCTTGTCGGCACTATCGCGGCGACCCATGGACGGGGCCGGTCTCTCATAAGGATCTGGAAGAGGTTTCAAGCACCTCCGTCGCGACTATCTTGCCCCCGTACGCTGGGCGTGGGCTAGCCCTACAAGCTGGCCTGGCCGGTTCGATCCCGGACGGGGGTACCATCGGCACGTGGCGGAATGGCAGACGCAGTGGGTTTAGGTTCCACCGGGTGAAACCGTAGGGGTTCGAGTCCCCTCGTGCCGACTGTTTTGGATCTTCTTGTATTTCAATTTAGAGGAGGGTCAGTGATCCTCCTCGGAGGTTGGAATGGCGGTACGCTCTTGGCGGGCTGGGAACAAGCAACCCAAGGACCGAGAGGCTCAGAAGAAGCAAAAAAAGTCCTTGGAGGATGAATGCAAGGACCGCCTCGTTCAGATGCACGATGCACGGCGTGAGAAGCTGGAACAGATCAAGAGGGAGCAGTACCGACAGCAAGAGGACGAGGTGATGGCAGCGACGTACGGTCCCAACTGGAGGACGAGGTACCTAGCGCATGATCCTCTCCCGACCCATCACTCGGAGACCAGGATCAAGGTTCAACCCGATGAAGGTGAGCTGAAAGCAGGGTAGGTATGAGCTTCAAGATACGTTGTGGCGGAGTCCGTCTTTCCGCCACAACGCTCCGGTCGAGCTGCGGGCTCTTATAAGGTCTGCGGCCCAGTTCAACTCTGGGGTGGCGGACCCCATACGCGAGGTTCGTTCTCGGGGAGAACACCGTCTCGACAAGGCGGATCAGACAGGTTCGAGTCCTGTACCTCGCACTACTTGGTGCCGAAGTGATCGGTTATCCTGGTCCGTCTGATAAACGGACCGCACTGGGTTCAACTCCCAGAGGCACCACCATGCTCAGATGGCGGAACTGGCAGACGCCCCGGATTCAAATCCCGGTGCCCTTGTGGCGTGAGGGTTCGACCCCCTCTCTGAGCACCATGCCCGTGTGGCGGAACGGTATACGCAGCGGTTTTAAACTCCGTGGCTCCTTCGAGGGCGTGAGGGTTCGATTCCCTCGGCGGGCACCTTGCGCTATTCGCCCCTCCGGTGTACTTTCAGAGCGACCCAAATTGGGGGTGAACTGGTTTCGACGGAGAGGAGTAGAGAGTGTTCGCGTGCAGGCGGGTAACCTACGGCCCGGCTTGATCAAAAAGCGTGGGTGGCATAACTGCCAACGACAACGCCGTCCAGGCTGCGGCCTGAACAAGACGAAGGGTGAGGAGTTCGAGTAGCCCCGAGTCAAACCACACGAATCAGCCAACCCTTGTCGCCAACGTGGGGTTGAACGTCTGAAGTGGCCGGGTACCTGGGTAGCCCGTTACAGCTCTCGGAAAGGCCGCTGATACGCCTCAAGGTCAGCTACGCACGTAGAGGATGCTTTCAAGGACTTTTCGGACTCGGGTTCGATTCCCGACACCTCCACTAAGTATCGAGAATGTTATGCGACTTCTTTCGTCCTTCGACCCACCCGCTGACGGGTGTGAGACCTTCCCCGTAGAGCCGGACTTGTTCCGGGCTTACGCCGAGTGGAAGAAGAAGACTCGATGCGAAGTCTTGGGTAGGGATGTTGTCTCCGTGGCCTACGGCCAAGCCGTCCTTGTCTGGTACCGGCGCCCCAAGAAGAGGGCTCGCGGTAGAGCGTCGTAGCCGACGCTCCCGCCCTCTCGTAAGATGTCAGATGACGCCCATGGTGGGCGTCTCCAACCTGGCCATCGAACAAGAAAGAGGGCCGTCATGAGAAAGAGAAGGCGAAGGTAGGTGCATCATGGAGACTCGAACCCTGCTCCTCAACAGTTGGGGCCTCCCTCACGCGATCCTTAACTGGGAAGAGGCGATCTGCCTCGTGTACCAGGACAAGGCCATCGCGTTGGAGGAGTACGAAGAGACGGTGTGCTCGCCGAGCACGGCGTACTTCATCCCCGCCGTGCTCCAGCTCAAAGAGCCGGTACGCGGCTACAAGAAGGGTATCAAGTTCTCCCGCATCAACGTCTTCACTCGTGACGGGTTCCGGTGCCAATACTGCGGTGGACGTTTCACCATGAGGCAACTGAACTACGACCACGTTCTCCCTCGCAGGCAGGGAGGAAAGACCCTCTGGGAGAACATCGTGACCTCCTGCTACCCGTGCAACGACCGAAAGGGCGGACGCACGCCGGAGCAGGCGGGCATGAAGCTACTCCGCAAGCCAGCCAAGCCGCATTCCCTCCCCCTTCACCCGGTCTTCATTGACGCTGGGAAGATCCCGGAGGCGTGGGGTCCGTACCTGGACCTCTCGAAAGCGCATCCCCACGGCGATGGGTTCTACATCGTCGGGGCTACGGCGGCGTAACCGACTCCTGAAAGGGAGACCTACTGGCCCCGGTGAGGCCCCCGCTCAAAAAGAGCGGGGGCCTCGTCGTCATTTGGTGTATGATGTGTATCCGGGACCGCGCTTCGGCTTGGGTCTCTTTGACGGAGCCGCACCATTTGGTTTGGGCGAAGTCGCGGACGTAACGGAAATCTGTCGGGTTTTGGGAGGTCGTCCAACCTCCGCGACTTGGCGTCCACGTTCACGATTTTGGTGAGAACCATGGAACTGAAGGCTCAATTTACCTACGAATCCGTCCGCCACGACCAGGATACCGACCTCCACCTCGTGGTGAGTCTCACGGCCCCTAAGAGCGATTGGCAGGCGAAACGCCCTCCGATCTGCGTCGTTCCTGTCCTCGACATCTCGGGGTCGATGCAGGGGGCGAAGCTCGACTACGCGAAGCAGAGCATCCTGAAGCTCATCGAGCACCTGTCCGCAGAGGACTACCTCGGGCTCGTCAGCTTCTCCTCGCAAGCCAGGGTGGATGCCAAGCCCGTCCCGATGACCTCGGAGAACAAGGACGCTCTCCGGGCGATCGTCCACAAGTACCACACGGAAGGGTCGACCAACTTCTCCGGGGGTATGCTTCTCGGCTTCCAGGTGGCGAACGAGATGGACCTCCCCGAGTCGACCATCTGCCGCGTCATCATGTTCACGGACGGAGCCCCGACGCATGGCGTCACGGACGACGCCGGGCTCCAAACGCTCATCGAGAAGCAAGGCGGAAGGGCGTCCATGTCGGCCTTCGGGTACGGAAGGGACGCCAAGCAAACCCTCCTTGAAAACCTCGCCTCCAAGGGCAAGGGCAACTACGCCTTCGTCGAGGACCCTGACAGCGCCCTCGCCGCCTTCGGGAAGGAGCTGGGTGGCCTTTTGAGCACGTACGCTCAGGACATCGTGGTCGAGATCGCACCGCACAACGGGCACCAGATCGTCGAAGTCCTCTCGGATGCCGACGTCGAGGAAGAGGTCACGGGCGAGGTGGAGGTCAAGGTGCCTCACGTCTTGAGCGAGGAGACCATCAACCTTGTGTTGGCCATGAAGATGGCTCAGACGAAGCAACCGGGACCTCGCCAAGTCAACGCCGTAGATGTGAAGCTCCGGTACCAAGTCATCGACTCGGACGGGAAGCTGGTCGCCAAGACGGGTGAAGCCAAGGGTAAGATCCAGTTCGTCAAGGATGGGGACCAGCAGAAGACCCCCACCAAGGAGGTTGACGAGATCGTGGCCCGAGCCCAGCTCACGAGGGCTCAAGATGCGGCCGAGCAGGCGGCCTCTCGCGGGGACTTCGTGTCAGCGGCAGCCTTCTTCAACGACGTCCAAAAGGGGATCGCCGATCGAGGTCACGTGGGGGTGGCCGCCGTAGCTGGGCACGTCAACGCCATGTACCTCAATGCTGAGTCCTACCGGCATACGGAGGGTAACCGCCGTGGGCTCCGACGAGCGATGTCACGAGGGGCTGGTACCTCCAGGCTCTCGGCTTCCGACGAGTCGGTGCTCCGCTCGAATGGTTACTCGGTCTCCAACGCCCAGCAGGATCTCATGGTCCAGAACTTCGTGGCGCCGGATCCAGCGGCCCCCGCTCCGACCCCAGCTACGCCCGACGACCTCGCGGGTGTGGGGGTCGTCGTTGGGGCTGGCATTGCGGACCTCGGTGCCGGGATGTCTTGGACGGGAGGCGGTACCGTTACCTCCAACAGCATCCTCATGGGTCCTGCGCCACTCACCGGGCCGGCTCCTCTCGGAACGGGCGAGCTTCAAGCCTCCCCTGCGCCCGCTGATAAACCCAAGCCGAAGAAGCTCGGGAAGTCTCGTAGCAAGCGCTGGTAATCATTAGCGTTCTGAGTGAAAACGGGGCTGCTTAGGTGGCCCCGTTTCCTTTTGGTGTAGGTATCCTCAATGCAAAAGCCCGAAATTTACCTGTCTGTCGATGTGGAAGCCGATGGTCCCATCCCCGGCCCTCACTCGATGCTCTCTTTTGGAGCGGCGGCCTTCTTGTTGGGTGAAGACGAACCCATCGGCACCTTCCAGGCGAACCTAGAGGAACTACCGGGAGCGTCGATGGACCCGGTGACCAAGACCGAGTTTTGGGACAAGAACCCCGAGGCTTGGGTCGTGTGCCGGAAGGATCCGCGACCGATAGAGCCTACGCTGAGGGACTTTCAAGGTTGGTGCCTCGACCTTCCAGGTAAGGCCGTGTTCATCGGATACCCGGCGACCTTCGACTTCATGTTCCTGTACTGGTACCTCGTGAAGTACGGTATTAGGAGCCCGTTCGGCTTCTCTGGTCGTGACCTCACGAGCTACGTCGCGGGGTACCTTGGGTGTGAGTTCCGCGAGGCCACCAAGGGCAAGATGCCCAAAGAGTGGTTCCCGGAGAACAAGCATACCCATGTGGCTCTGGATGACGCGATCGAGCAGGGCAAGCTCTTCATGAACGCCATGAGGGCTCGTCGTGGGGAGAGTTGGGGATGAGCGCAAGGCCGGGGGTGTGCGGGATCTGCGGGGTAGCCGTAGTACAACCGGAGACCCCCTCTGCCGGCTGGAACGACGGACACTTCTTCGAGCGCAAGCTCAAGGCGAATCAGGCGAAGACCACGGAGCTGGTTCTTGTTCGAGTCCGCTGCATGAGACACAAGGAACCGTCCGACCATCGCGAGTACGACAAGGATGGCAACGTCGTGGATGGCCGTCGCCACGACGGGTGGTGTTGAATCTGGAAGGGGAACCAGCCGGGGCGCTGGCGCGGTTTTGAAAACCGATGGGCGGGGAAACTCGCTGGGGGTCGGGACCTCCTCCTTCCGCTAGACCTCCCCCGCTCTCTACAGCAGGTGTACCTCAAGGTAAGGTCATGCCTTGGGTCATCGAACACGGACTCGTAGAGTCGGTACTCCCGACCCTCCCGTCAGAGTCCTTTGATGGAGTGTTTTGTGACCCTCCCTACAACCTCTCGACCGAAGGGTGGGATGACTTCGGGCGGCAGCGAGCTTACCAATCTCGCGGAGAAGGTTACGGGAACAAGGGCAAAATAAAGGGCTACGGTCGAGGGGGAACCCCCCAAGACCGGGAGTCTTTTAGGCGCAAGTCCAACCTAGCCTTCCAAGGCTGGGTCACTCAATGGGCGACAGAAGCTCTCCGGGTAGTAAAGCCTGGAGCTTGGCTTATCGCGTTTGGTTCTCCGCGTACGGTACATCGTCTAGCGGCCGGGGTTGAGGATGCGGGTTGGGAGATTCGCGACTCATTGCCTTGGGTTCATGACGGTGGAGTCCCCAAAAACCGCCGAACCGAGTTGCTCCCAACCCACGAACCCGTCGTCCTCGCCCGCCGCCCCCTTGCGGAAAGCACGGTTCTACGGAACGTGGAGAAGTGGGGGGTTGGGGATCTGCGAACCGATGGCAATCAGCACCCGGCCAACGTGATTCATTGCCCGAAGCCTTCGGCTCTGGAGCGAGCTGAATCTACGCACCCTACCCCCAAACCAGTAATCCTTTGCCGTGACCTCGCTCAAGTCATCTTGCCGGCGTCGCGGTGCGGGCGGCTGCTCGTTCCGTTTTCCGGTTCTGGGTCAGAGATTGTCGGAGCCATCCAGGCGGGTTGGGGTGATGGTGTTGGGGTGGAACAGACGCTACCGTATGTTGAAACCGCCCGCCGAAGAATCGCTCGCCTGGCGGGGGTGGCGGCCCCGGCCTCGGGTACCGTGTTCGACCTCATGATGGATCTGTGCGATGACGCTTCCCATTGATGCCGGTACCTGGAGTGAGGATCGCCTCGTACACGAGATGTCGATCCGCTTACCCAAGGGGTGGAGCTACAAGGTCTACCAGTCCGACAACGACTTCTGGTTCGTCAACCTCTACAACGTCCACAAGGATCTCGCCTTCTCTGAAACGGATTCGACGGCCCAGCTCGTCCTTCTTACGACGATCGGGTGGCTTGAGCTTCAAGCCGCCAAGCACGGCTCCACCAAGGCAACCCCATGGGCGCCTCGTACGAAGGAGTTTCCCACGGGTGCCCACGAAGAGGCGTACCGGAAACTCCATGTGGATGAGGACCCCCCTGACCTGGATCCCAAAGAGATCGCGGCTGTAGTCGCTTCGGTGTACTCACGTACCCGGAGATAGACATGGCCCTCAAACTCGGTTCCGACATCCACAAGAAGCTCCTCTCAGGCGTCAACAAACTCGCGGACGCTGTCGTTGTGACGCTCGGCCCGAGGGGTCGTAACGTCTGCATCGACAAGGCGTTCGGGGCTCCTCTCGTCACGAAGGACGGTGTGAGCGTCGCCAAAGAGATCGAGCTGAAAGACCCGTGGGAGAACATGGGCGCTCGGCTTGTCCGCGAGGTCTCCTCGAAGACCAGCGATGATGCTGGGGACGGTACCACGACGGCCACCGTCCTTTCTCGGGACATGTTCAATGCTGGGATGAAGCTCATCACGGCTGGCTTTGCCCCCATCGGCATCAAGCGAGGGATGGACAAGGCTTACCTCTGGCTTGAGGAAGGCGTCTACAAGCAGAGCGTGCCAGTCAAGTCGCAGGCGGACGTGGAGAGCGTGGCCACGGTGAGCGCCAACGGTGACGAGCGCATCGGCAAGATCGTTGCGGAGGCCGTCGCCAAGGTGGGCAAGGACGGGGTCGTCAACATCGAGGAAGGTCGCACGACCGAGATCACGATCGAGGCGACGGACGGGCTCAAGTTCGACAAGGGGTTGATCAGTCCCTCTTTCATCCTCGACGGGGCCTCCAATTCCTCGACGCTCGACAACCCGTACATCTTCGTGACCGACCTCACGATGAGTGCGTTTCGACCTCTCGTTCCGGCCCTGGAGGCAATCGTCAAAGACCACCGGCCGATCCTCTGGATCGCCGCAGACTTCGACGGGGAGGCTCTTGCCGCCCTCTGTCAGAACTTCGGGGCGAAGACGATCCTGAGTCAGCTCGTGAAGGCCCCCAGCTTCGGGATGCAACAAGTAGAGCAGTTGAAGGACATTGCCATCCTCACCGGGGCTACCTTCATCTCCAAGGACTTGGGGATGACCTTCCAAGGGGTCACCAAGGAGATGTTCGGCTCGGCCCGGACGGTCAAGATCACCAACAAGGACACGACCATCGTGGACGGTGGTGGGACGCCCGAGGCTATCGACGCACGGATCGAGGAGATCAAGGCTGAAATCTCCCGAACAGGCAGCGAGTTTGACCGGGAGAAGCTCCAAGACCGGATGGGTAAGCTCCTCGGTGGAGTCTGTTCGATCAAGGTGGGGGCTCACTCCGAGCTGGAGCTGAAAGAGATCAAGGCTCGCATGGAGGACGCTCTCTACGCCACGAGAGCAGCGATCGATGACGGTCTCGTTCCCGGTGGCGGCATGTGCCTCGTCCGAGCCTCCTGGCTGACCTCCGAGCGTGTGGAGGCTATCAAGGGTGGAGCCAAGCCGCCCCACGAACCTCCTCCGCTCCCGGTAGGGGATGACGAGTGGGCGGGCTTCAAGCTCGCCCTGGAGGCTTGCCAGGCTCCGTTCGACGCCATCGCCAAGAACGCCGGCATCAAGAACCCAGACCGTTACCTCGACAAGATCCGTGACGCCAAGGACGAGGAAGGCTCCGAGTTCCTCGGCTTCGATGCTCGTACGGAGGAGATCACCGACTTGAAGATGGTCGGTGTTCTCGACCCGACCAAGGTGGTCCGGGCCGCCATCTCCAACGCCATCTCCCTCACGGGTACGCTTCTCACTACGGAAGCCGCTATCCGTAAGGAGAACAAGGAAGCCGTCACGGGGCAGCACGTCCAGTAGGATCTAGTTATCCGGGGTCTTGGGTGTGAGCAAACGCCGCCTACAGATCAACGGACAGTACCCCTATCGGATGACCCGCAACGAGGTCCCCAAGCTCACTATCGCGCTTCTGGCCGTCACAAAGAACCAAGCTCTCATCGAAGGGCTTATGGTCGGTGAGGTTCCTTGCATCAGGATCCACAACAACGGAGGGGACGTCAACATCTTGGTCCGCACGGAAGACTGGGCCAAGATCGTCCCCTACCTGAAAGACGGTACCTTGGCTACCGAGCTTGTACCTGTAACCAAGCCGGTGCCTCTACACCCCAACACGCACAACAACGCGTCCGTTGGGGACGTTTGGAACCGAGAGCTGTACAACCGAATCCAAACGTTGTTGAACAACCTGTTCCCAACCGAGTTCCCCACCTCCAATCTCTAGGAGCGCTATGAGCGTCGATCCCAAAGGGACAACCCCCGGTTTGAAGGCAGAGACCAAAGAACCGAAGGTTCACCACATGAAGTGCCGCAACGAAGACTGCCCTTCGATGCAGGTCACCGAGATCCCAACGGGAGGGGCGCCCGAAGGCGCTGGTGCCGCTCACAACCGCTTGTATCAATGCGTGACGTGTCACCTTACCTGGACACTAGGGGTAGGGGGGTCAGTCAACATCTAATCTCCTTGTCGGGGCCATCCCTACTGCCGGGATGGATCTCACAGACCTCAGAGCCTTCGAGGCCGACACAGCAGCCATAGTTCCGGGCTTCCAGCTCGCGTGGAAGGACAAGTCGTCCAGCCAAAAGCTGCTCGGGGCAATCATGAAGCCGTTCAACCCCGGCTTCATGACCTCCTACACGACGACCTTCTACCCGAAGGTCTACTTTCCCACGCAAGAGCGTTACGAGAGTGACCCGACACGGTCATTTATGACGCTTGCGCATGAGCGGGTCCACTTGCTGGACACGAAGGCTAGTCCGCTCGGCTTCAGGCTCAGCTACATCTACCCGCAAGTCCTCTTCGTACCGTTCGTGATCGTCGGGGTCGTGCTCGCTGTCTTCTTCGGGTGGTGGTCTCTCATCGCCTTCGGGCTCGGTCTTCTGTGCCTTGCCCCTTGGCCGTCTCCGGGTCGAGTGAGGTTGGAGCAACGTGGCTACGCCATGTCTCTCGCCACCCTCTACTGGCTCACGGGGGACATCTCGTTCGCCCGCAAGGACTCCATCCGCAAGCAGTTCTTGACGATGGCCTACTTCAAGATGTCGTGGAGCCCGAAGGCGATCGACAAGTGGCTGACGGATACGGAGGTTGCGATCCGCAACGGTACCCTAGCGGCCAACGATCCGGTCTACGGGGACGTTCTCAAGTTTCTACAGTCTCGGGGTAAAGCACGCGCATGAGCGACGTTCCCGAGCCCCGTACTGGTTTGATGCGGTGTACCCAAACGGGGTGCGGTGGGGTTCTAGGTCAGAGCGGACAGGAAGTGTTCCGCATGGTCTGCGGCTTCTGCGGGCAGAACTACTTCGTTCGGCTCGTGTTGGAGCCCGTGGACCCGAAGCCAGCATCGAACCTCCTCCCCCCGGTGGGTCGTGCTGAGTGATGTTCAAGGTCAAACACAGGCCGTAGCTTACCTACGGCGGGTGGTCGAAGGCCACCTTACTTCGCCCCTGCTCTTCGTTGGGGAAGAGGGTACAGGGAGGAAGTTCTCCGTCATGGCAGCGATCAAAGAGATCGTCGCCAGGCAACGAGGCAAGGATAGCCCGGAGTACCTACAGGTTGAGCAGTCAGCTCACCCTGACGTGGCCTTGGTGACGGCTCCGGCCGACAAGGAGATCGGTGTTGATGCGATTCGGGATGTTGTCTCGCAGTCGCAATCGTACCCCACGTCCGCCCCAAATCGGTTCTTCATCATCGACGGAGCCGACCGCATGACGGCCCCGGCCTCGAACGCGATCCTCAAGACGCTTGAGGAGCCCCCCGCCCTCTCTCGCTTCTTTATGCTCGCCGAGTCTTACGACCGCGTACTACCCACGATTCGCTCGCGCTGTGGGCGGGTCGGTTGTCAAAAACTCAGCGAATCGTTCGTGTTTGAGCAGCTCTCCAAGTACGAATCGAACCCCGATAAAGCACTTGTCTACGCTCGTATGGGTGAAGGTTCGGTAGGTAGAGCCGCTCGCTACTGGGGAGCCAACCGAATCCTCTTTCGCGATCGGGTCCTTGGATTGCTGCATTCCAGCACAACCGGGGACTTATCGTCGGCCTTCGCCTCTTTGGATGAGCTGACGAAAGAGCTTAATCTCGTCCTGAAATTCCTTTGTTTCGTAGTTCATGACGTGCTGGTGGTGCGCGTCGATCCGAACCGGGCCATCAACCAGGATGTACTTGAGGACGTAGCTGCCATGCGAAATCGAGTGAAGGATGATACGTGGCAGCGTCTTTGGTCCAACCTGAGAACCGTATGGTCTCGGAACGAATCCTCGTACGTTAACCTTGGCTTTCAAATCAAGTCGGCGTTGGCAGACGCGTTCTGCGGCGGGTGAGGTCATGGGGTACCGCTTCACCACGCCCGTCACTGTGTCTTATGGGGAAGAGAGCTTTTTCCTAGACCGAGACCTCAACTCGTTCCGTGACCAGCCCAACCGTTCGGTGGTCGTTCTTGATGGAGCGAACACCAATGACGCCGAGCTGGCATCCACGTGCGCAACGTTGATCGTCGACCTGGACGATCCCGCCAGTACGAAGCCTAGAGCGGTCGTCGTAGACAACGCTCACAAGTTCAAGCCTGAGAAGGCCATGAAGGCGTACTTGGAAGGCAAAGGCCCCAAGGATCTCGGGTGCGTTTTGGCCCTTGTGGTCCGAGGGGATAAGCCCCTCGTCTTCTGGTCGAAGCTCGGGGACAAGGTCACCTTGTTGGAGCGCAAGAAGCTCAAGACCTTCGACTCCAACAACGAGGTCGTGAAGTGGATCGAGCAAGAGGTGAAGCTCGCCAAGCTCACGATCGACTACCGCACGGCGAACATCATGTTTCATGCGGGAGGAGGAGACCTCTACCGCCTCGCCAGTGAGATCCAAAAGCTCCGGCTCATTGTACCTGCGGGTACCGCGATCACGCTCGACCACCTCAAGCTAGTGATGACCCCCGGTTCCAACGTGGACCAGTGGACCGTCGCCGACGCAGCCTTCGACAAGAACACCAAGAAGGCTCTGAACGCCCTCTCCTCGCTCTACAAGTTCGTGGCCGAGGACCCGGCCATCTCCGTCTTGTACGCGATGATGAAGCAGGCGGAGCGTCTGTTCGTCACCCGGTCCCTACTCGACTCAGGTGTAGCTCATGACGAGATCGCCTCTCGTATTGGGTTCCACCCGTACCGTTTCAAACAGACCCTTCTCCAGCAAGCGGGGAAGCACAGCAAGCGGAAGCTCGCCTCTGTGATGCAGAACCTATGCAAATTAGATGTAGACCTGAAAAGCACCAGCCGCTCAAAGAGGACGCTCGTTGAGATGGCGATTCTCGATCTTGCTAGCTGAAGGAGTTGGGCACTCATGATGATCGTCTCAAAGACGCAGCAACCGAATCCGTTTCGGTTTACCAAGGACTTCCTCAGCCCCTACTATCGTGCTGGGGATCCGTTCCAGTCTCTACTGGCGCGGTCGACATACTTGACCAAGTATTGTCGAGACCGGGAGACGTGGACGGACACGGTTCGCCGAGTCGTCGAGTCGAACATCTCCTACGCGCTCAATCGAGATGAGAAGGAAGCCCAACTCCTCTTCCATCTTTTCTGGACGGGTCAGGCGCTCCCTCCAGGTCGAGGTCTTTGGACTGGCGGCATCGAGGGTATCCCTGCCGACGCTCGATTCAACTGTTGGTATACGACCCTCTACGGCATCGACGATTGGTGCTGGACGGCCAACTGCCTCATGCTCGGAGGTGGGGTCGGGGTCGGGCTCAACGACATCGGGTCACTCCCAGTCGTTCAACGTGAACCCGGAGCTAGGTTCTCGGTTCGGTGCTTCGAGAACCACCCGGACATCACCGAGGTCAACCCCAACGGAAAGGACTTCCTCAACGGGCAGACTCCCATCTACACGGTCCCCGACTCCCGTGAAGGCTGGGTAGAGGCGCTTCGTAGGGTCCTCACCGCTGCTTTCACGGCTCGGGACCTCATCGTCGATGTCTCTCAGGTCCGGGCGCGTGGGCTTCCGATCCGCACCTTCGGTGGGATTGCTTGTGGCCCCGGCCCGCTCACGAACCTTCTTCGTTCGGCTTGGGACATCGTTCGGGGTGCAGCGGGACGCCGCCTCAACTCTGTCGAAGCTCTCGACATCACCAACTTCATCGGCCTCTGTATCAAGGCCGGCAACGTCCGCCGCTCCGCCCTCATCGTGCTCGGGGATGCCGACGACCAGCCGTTCCGCGATGCCAAGAAGGACTGGGACAAGGTCACGAGCCACCGGCACACGTCCAACAACTCGATCACCTTCCGGTCTTGGGAGCAGATCGAGCGGTTCGATTGGCGGTCTCTCGTCGAGGACAACTCCGAATTCGGAGAGCCTGGCATCCTGAATCTACCTCTCGGGTGGAAGACGGATCCTGGCGCCAGGGGGGTCAACCCGTGCGGGGAGCAACTCCTCCACGATCGGGAGGCGTGCAACCTCGCCGAAGTCTTCCCGGCCAAGTTCGAGGATTCGACTGATCCGGACACCGTGTTCCGGCTCATCACCCGCTACTGCCTTCGCCAGCGGCTTTCTCCGCTCACGGATGACAGAAGCCGCGAGGTGGGCTTCAACAACATGCGTGTTGGCGTCGGCTTGGGGGGTCTCTGCGACTTCAAATGGGACGGAGCCCAGCTTCGACACTGGTACGGCTCATGTCGTGAAGAGGCCACGAAGTACGCCTCGGAACTTGGCGTCAATGCCCCCATCACGGTCACCACCGTCAAGCCCTCGGGGACCATCTCGCTCCTCAACGGCTCAAGCCCCGGCATCCACGCCCCGTACGCCGACTACTACATTCGTCGTACGAGGATCGCCAAGAACGACCCCATGGCTGGAGCCATGATCGAGGCAGGTGTCCCCTACGAGGAGGACATCTACGACAAGACGGGGCACACGTTGGTCTTCGCGTTCCCAACGAAGTCCTCCAACACGGGGATCACGGTCCAAAACGAGACGATCCGCCAGCAATTCGAGCGCCAGAAGGGTGTTCAGGATGCGTGGGCGGACAACGCTGTCAGTGCGACCCTTTCCTTCACCGAAGAAGAAAAGGGCGAGCTGGCCTCGTGCCTGAAGGAGTACGTCCCTTTCCTCAAGTCCACGTCCTGCCTCCCCAAGAAGCACGGGTACCAGCAGGCGCCGTACGAGCAAATCTCGCAGGAAGTGTACGAAAACATGTACGGCAAGATCAACCACGCCCACCCGCTCGTTCGGGGCGGGGACATGGAAGCCGAGGAGTGCCAAGGAGGCGTTTGCCCGATTCGGTAGAGACCTACCGAAAATCGTCCAGTTTGAGCCCCCTCCGGTGTTACTAGAGGGGGCTCGACTCATTTGGAGGCTGGACATGACTCAGGGTAAGGACAAGATGGGCGTCTACCTCGTGGAAGGCGTCGTAGAGCAGGACCCCATGACGGATCGCTTCGTGGTCCGTACCGAAGATCAGTCCGGGCGCCCCTTCTCGTTCGACGTGCAATCCGCCCTGGAGACCTTCAAAGGCCGTGAGATCAGGGTCGTTCTCGCCCCCCTTGCCACCATCGAAGAGTTGGAAGCGATGGTGAAGGCCCAGCAAGAGGCGGGTGAGAAGGTCGAGGTCGGGGAGCCGTCGCAAGGTCAGAAGATCGAGATCACATCTGCGATGCAGGGCGGGACCAAAGGGAAATTGGGATGACCGACGAGGAGCGCAGAGCCCGAATCGCCGAGCTTGAAGGGCTCATCGGTAAGGCTCGAAACGACTACTACAACAAGCAACCCAACGTCACCGATGAGGTTTACGACGCTTGGGTTGACGAGTTGTCCATGCTCGACGCGGTCAACCGCGTTGTCGTTCAAGTCGGCGCCGCTCCCGTTTCTGAATGGAAGAAGGTCAAACACGACCACCCGATGGGATCGCTCAACAAGGTCAACGCCTTGGAGGAGATGACGGACTGGGTCAATTCCTACGCTCCCGGAGAGGCTCTGCTCGTTACGGAGAAGCTCGACGGGATCAGCGTTCAAGTCCGATACTTCAACGGCAAGCTCGTTCAGGCTGCAACACGAGGGGATGGGCATACAGGCGAGGAAATCACGGCCAACGTTCTCAAAATGAAGGGTATTTTCCCTCGCCTCCCCAAGAAGCTCAACCTCGTACTTCGCGGTGAAATCGTACTGCTCAAGAGCGACCACGAGGCGTGGTTCAAGGACGACTACGCCAACACCCGTAACGCAGCCAGCGGCATTTCCAAGAGGTATGATGGGCGTGGGTGTGACCACCTCACGGTCATGTTCTACCACGTGGCTGAGGGTGCCAACTTCACCACGGAGGAGGACCAGTTCAGGTACCTTCAAGAGCTTGGTTTCGTGACCCCCTGGTGGTCGCTATCCGGCATGTGGATGGGGATCAAGACCCCTCACGACATCTGGGTGGACTACCAGCAAGGTAAGCGGGACCGGCTGGATTACGACATCGACGGGTTGGTCGTCCGGGTCAACAACCTCGCCAAACAGCTCGCGCTAGGTGAGAAGGACTTGCGACCCAAGGGGGCCGTGGCGTTCAAGTTTGCCCCTGTCACGCGGGAAACCATCGTCCGCCAGATTCTCCGCCAGACGGGAGGTACCGGCCGAATCACCCCCGTCGCCGTCTTCGACTCCGTGAATTTGATGGGGGCTCAGGTAACGAACGCCAGCCTCTACAACTGGAAGTACATCAAAGACCTCGGCCTCGATGTAGGTTCCCGCGTTCTCGTGGCCCGAGCGAACGACGTTATCCCGCGTGTAGTGTCCCTTGTCCGAGGTTCGGGGTCGGTCAACCAACCCCCCGCCACCTGCGACGTTTGTGGTGCAAACGTTGTCCAAGACGGGGAGTACCATGTGTGCCCCAACTGGACGGGGTGCCCAGCGCAGGTTACCGGCCGCCTTTCTCAGTGGATCGCCACCCTCAACGTTCTGGAGTGGGGTGACACCCTCTTGGAGAAGCTCGTCTCTACAGGGCTCGTAAAATCTGTTCCGGACCTTTACCTTCTGACGGAAGAACAGGTGGCTGGACTTGACCGCATGGGACCGAAGGTCGCGGCAAAGGTACTGGCGAACCTCAACGAGAAGAAAGACCTCCCCTTGGAGACCGTTCTCGGGGCTCTTTCGATCCCAGGTGTTGCGGTGAGCACGATCAAGATGGTGATGGAGGCTGGGATCGATACCCTCGACGCCATCCGTGACGCATCTCTCGAACAGCTCATGAAGGTGACCGGGCTCGGCCCAGTCAAGGCGGAGTCCCTCTTCACTTGGCTCAAGAACCACGGGCACGTGGTGGACGAACTACAGCTTGCTGGCGTATCGATCATTGACCGAGTGAAGGGCAGACTCACCGGCATGACGTTCTGTTTCACGGGCACAATGGCTCGCAAGCGCCCCGAGCTAGAATCCTTGGTCACCTCCAACGGAGGTGTGGTGAAGTCCTCCGTGACCAAGAAGCTCAGCTACCTCGTGGCCGCCGACAGCTCTACGACGAAGGCGGCTACCGCCCGGAAGTACGGCACCAAGGTCATCACAGAGGACGAGTTCCTCCAACTGGTCGGGTAGTATGCGGTCGATCCGTGGTCGCGTGTGGAACGTCATCCACAAGAGCGATGACTTCTACATCTTCTCCATCGAGCCTGCGGGTCGAGACGGGTACGAGTATGGTCGCAAAGTCGTCTGCAAGGGCCGCATCTTCGGCATAGAGCAGATCACTCCCGGCGTCTCTCTTGAGGTCTTTGGCAACTGGACGAACCACCCAAGATTCGGGCAACAGTTCGACCTCCACGGGTGGGGGCCATGGGCGGACACGGAGATGGGTGTCGAAGCCTTCCTCCGGGTTTGCCTGGGGTTGGAGGAAGCCCCCATCGCTATCCTCGTGGACACCTTCGGGGTGGACCTCTTCCGGGTCCTCTCGGAAGAGCCTGAGAAGCTCCGAGGCTTGTCCGGCTTCACGGATGAATCCATCGACCAGCTCTTGGAGACTTGGGCATACGCCCGCACGAGTGCCGAGCTATCCGCCTTCTTCTCGGACCACACGGTCAACTCGAACCAAATGAAGGCCCTCTTCGACACCTTTGGTGCCGAAGCCAAGAAGATCCTTCAGGAAAACCCTTACCGCCTCTTGGAAGTTGAGGGCTTCTCTTTCGGCGAGGTTGATGAAGTTGCCGAAAAGATGGGTTTGGACCGAGAGGACCCTAGACGTTTCGAGGGTGCTGCTCTTTGGGTGCTCCGGGAGGCCGCTCGCTCGGGGCACCTTTGCGTTCGACGAGGGGATATCGCCACGCAGCTCAGAGAGCTGCTACGAGGGTCAGAGATCGATCCCTTTGGGGATGTCGACCTCACAGGGGAGTTGAACAAGGCGGTTGCCCGGTTGGTTGACCGCGACGGAGTGAAGGTCGATCCAAGCGTCGGGGTCTATCTACCCAACCACTTCAGGCATGAAAGACAATCAGCCGAGAACCTAGCTCGGTTCTTGACGCCCTTGCAGCTCGACGTGGAGCCTACCGAGTTCCTCAAGACGTACGAGACCATCTACCAAATCTCGCTCTCGGAGGCACAGCGAGACGCTGTTCAGAAGCTCCTCAGCAGTCGGGTGCTGGTCCTTACCGGATTGCCGGGGACTGGCAAGACGACCGTTGTAAAGACCTTCGTGAACCTATTCGAGCAGGCGGGTATCTCGTTCCGGCTTATGGCTCCTACCGGCATCGCCTCCAAGCGGTTGTCCGAGGTGACAGGGCATGCAGCGGCCACCATCCACCGGACCTTTCGGTATGACGGAGACCATTGGGGCTACGGCATCACCAACAAGTTCCCCATCGGAGCGGTCATCGTCGATGAGATGTCGATGGTCGACCAAGAGCTGTTCTTCCGGATCCTCGATGCTTTGGAAGAGGGTACCATCTTGGTGTTCGTCGGGGACGACGCACAGCTACCGTCTGTAGGTCCCGGCAACGTTCTCCGTGAGTTGATTCGATGCCCTGAGATCCCGACCGTCAGGCTTACTCAAATCTTCCGTCAGGCTGAGGCCAGCGACATCATCCTCAACTCCCATCGGATCAATAGGGGTGATGCCATCGTTCCTGGCGGGACCGAATCTGACTTCCGCTTCGTGGCGATCTCGGATGAGGAGAAGCTCGTGGACCTGGCTGTCAAGATGGCGGTCAAACTGAAGGGGCGGGACGCCAACTTCCAAGTGCTCTCCCCGAAGTACGATGGTGTCGTCGGAGTCAACAACTTGAACGACAAGCTCCGGGAAGTCCTCAACCCAGGAGGGGATGGGAAGAGGGAGCTAACGATCGGCACTCTCCGTTTCCGCGAGGGTGACCGCGTCATGGTCATCCGAAACGACTACGAGCTAGGGGTCTACAACGGGGACATGGGGAAGCTCATGTCAATCCACACGGACCACCTCACTGTTAGGGTCCACGGGGCTGGGGAAGACGGGCTGGACATGCTCGTGGAAATCCCTCGGCGTGAGGTTGGTCAGAAGCTCCGGCTCGCGTACGCCATCACGGTCCACAAGTGCCAAGGCTCGGAGTTTGACACGGTGATCCTCCCCATCGTTCGTACGCAAGGGCGGATGCTCCAGAGAAACCTGTTCTATACAGCCGTGACGCGGGCCAAGAAGCGGGTCTGGTTGCTTGGGGACAACTTGGCCGTGTCGAAAGCCATCGCTAACGACAAGGTCTTGCAGCGGAACACCGGGTTTGAGCGAGCCATCACCTCAGCCGTACAGGCTCTCCGAACGCCCGTAGAATCAAACCCCATGCAAGAATCTGCCTCTCCGTAGAGCCATCCGGTGTCTTTGTGGGGTCTGATCCCCCACCTTCGAGGCACCGCATGGAACTGAAACGTGTTGAGCAGATTTACGACGAAATCTTCGGCATGGCGATCGAGCTGGAACCCGATCCCACGGTGCTCGGCCCCCGGTACATCAACCAAGTGGTTGCCACGTGTCGCAACTACCAGAACCGGGTCACGGCCATCCTGCTCGAAATCCAGCGAGAGAAGCGAGGGGTTGCCAAGGATCTCGCTGCCGAGAAGGCCGGGTATCAGGTCGAGCTGAGCCAACTCCTCGCGGAGAACGCTGCGATCAAGGCCGCTCCGAATATCAAGGACCGTGAGGCTCAGGCCAACGTTCTTCTTGCGGCTCGGGTGTCTCGTATCAGCGAACTGGATCAGCAGCTTCTTGACTTGGAGACGATCGAGAAGGCGGTCCGACTTCGACACCAAGAGCTTGTTCGGACGAGCGACAACATCAAGACCCAACGCTCCCTGCTCCTGGCCGACCGGGTTACGGGGACTGGGTACGGGGACGAGTTTAGCGGTCCCCGTGACAGCAAGGGTCGGCCCTTGCCAGTCGACGATGGGATCGACGAGGATGAGATCCAGCGCCTCTTGTCTCAAGAGTCGAACACGTCTGAGGCGGACAACTCAGACGAGGGTGAGGCTCCCGTTGAGGCGAAGCCTGAGCCCGAGGCGAAGCCGGAACCCAAGGCCGAGGCGAAGCCGGAACCCAAGGCCGAACCCGTAGTAGAGGTGAAGCCCGAGCCCAAGCCTGAACCCGAACCTGTGGTAGAGGCGAAGCCTGAGCCTGTTGAAACCAAGCCGGAACCAAAAGCGGTACCAGATCCGATCGACGACATTCTCGCCGAGGTCGCTGCCGGGTCGTCCGCGACGCCAGAAGCAGCTCCGAAACCTGCGGTGAAAACCGAGGCCGTGGAGCAGAAGGCTCCTGAAACCTCGTCGTCTGTCGCGGAATCGGAAGTCGCTGCCTTTCTTGACAAGGAAGAAGCGCCAAAAACAAACGGCACTTCCTCAAAGAACGGTAAAACGGCTGACAAGAAAGCAGAGGCTCCGAAACCAGCGAAGTCTGCGCCTGCTAGCGGGGATGACGACTTCGACTTCTCGGACATCCTCAAGAACCTCTGATCGGTTTTCAGCTTGTGTGGTGTACCCAACAGAGCGGTACGCCACCCGACCAGTAAGTCCGAGGGTCACCTCAAACCAACGTCCAAGTTGGTGTGCCGCACGTAGCAAGTCCACAACCAGCCTTTCCGGCAATCCCTCAGTGAGTATCCGGGAGGCACGTTCAAGGAGCTGCCATGAGCGACGATATCGATTTGGATGATGACATTGGTTTTGGTGACGAGGACAAGGGCAAGGTCAACTCGAACCAGACCGACTGGTACAAGGGAGAGAAGGGTCGTACGGACCGCGTCGCTCTCGTGTACTTCAACAGCTTCGAGGTGACGCAGCTTCGGAAGGCTGTTCGCCAGAAGCCGGACCTCAACGAAGAGCAGCGCAAGGCTCTCGTCGCGAAGGTCCGTCAGACGTTGGCCGAGAAGCTCGGAAAGAGCGTCGACCAGCTCGATCAGGTTGACCTTCTCGACACGAGCGAAGCGCGTGTGAAGACCGTCTCGTCGTCTTTCAAGAAGGACATCGGGTACGTCACGTGGCCGAAGAACGTGACACCCGAGGAGTTGAAGGTCTGGAGCAAGCTGGGCGAGAAGCGGGACTACGTCATCACGCTCCTCCTCATCTACCCGACTGACCGGGAGGGTGAGGTGGACAAGGACGCGCTCGGCAAGAAGTGGCAGATCAAGCCCTGGCGCTTCTCTCCGGACAAGTACGACGTGCTTCGGAAGATCAACAGGGGTCTTCAAGAGGGTGGAAGCTCCCTTTCCGGGATCGACCTCCACCTGTCGTGCTCCGATACCCAGTTCCAGAAGATCACGATCACCCAGGCAGGGCCGGCGATCTACCTCCGGAACGAGCCGTTCAAGCGGCGCATCTTGGAGAAGGCCATCACCTTCTACGGGGACAAGCTCAAGCCCTTCCGGGAGATGAGCACAGACGAGCTTCGCGAGAAGCTGGGGTTGCCGGGTGGCGGCGGTACTGCGGCGCCGGGCTCGGACTTCTCCAACGAGGACTTCTCCAACGTCCTCGGTAACGTCTGAGTAGGAGGCGAGGCGAGGGGGTCGGGGGTCTTACCCGACCTTCGGCCCCCGTCTCCGTAAACGGATGTTCCTGTCCCTTGGGCTGGACCCGTCGCTGACGGGTTTCGGATGGTGCCTGCATGACGCCGACGCCTTCGGTAAGAAGCGCGTTGTCGACAAGGGGCGCTTTGCGAGCCCGTCCAGTGACGTGTTCGTCGAAAGGTACATGGGCCTCCGTGAGTGCGTCGGAGACCTGATCGACGATTGGCCTGAAATTCAAATCGTCGGGGTCGAGTCACCCCCGTTCGGGGAACTGTGGTCCGAGGGTCTCTATGGTCTGTTCCTCTATGTAAATGAGGCGATCTACACCCGCCGAAAGGACGTGGTGTACTTCGACCCATCGACGGTCAAGTCCCTTGCCAAAGAGGACCCGACCGTCCGTAGAGGGAAGATGTTCAAGGCCGATATGGTGGCGATGGCGAAAGCTGATACCGGGATCTCTCGGTGGAATAGCGACGAAGCCGACGCCTACCATATCGCTAGATTTGCCGCCCGCTTTTGGCTCCTTCTTGAAGGTCGTATCGACAAGGACGTACTTCTCCCATCGGAGGCGCACACGTTCCTCAAGGAAAAGACCTACTCTAAGGGCCGGCATGCGGGCGAGACGCGCCAACTCGGGACCTTGTACCGAGAGGATGAGCGTTTCTTCAGATTTTCCAAACTCCCGGAGTCCCCGCCATGACCACCAAAGCCGCTGCCGCCAAGAAGCCAACCAAGCCGTCCGATGTAATGAAGCTCACGCTCGCTCACATCGCCAAGGTCACGGGCCAGAAGCCCACCAACTCGATCACGACAACGTTCCCGCACATCCCCTCGGGGATTATCCAGATCGACAACCTCCTCGGGGGTACCCCGCTCCCTGACGGTAGCGGCATGATCTGTCCTGGTTACGCTCGTGGTCGGGTCATCGAGGTCTTCGGTGCAGAGTCGAGCGGGAAGACCACCCTCGCCCTCGGAGCCGTCGCTGCCACCCAGAAGGCTGGTGGTACCAGCATGTACCTCGACTTCGAGAACGCCATCCACCACGGGTACGCCAAGGCGATCGGCGTCAAGTTCGACAACAAGCAGTCCACCTGCTTCGCCCCCGACAACCTTGAGGAAGGGTACAAGATGCTCTACCTCGCCATCCACCACGGATTTGACCTCGTCGTGGTCGACTCTGTTGCGGCGATGGTCCCCAAGTCTGAGCTGGACAAGAAGCTCGACGAAGAGGCCCGCATCGGCGCCCTTGCCCGCGCCATGAGCCAGAACCTCTCCAAGATGGTTCAGTGGCTCAAGGACAAGAACACGGTCGTCATGCTCATCAACCAGACCCGTTCCTTGATCAAGGCGGGCAGCCACGCTGGGGAGGATGACAACACGGCTGGGGGTAAGGCCGTCAAGTTCTACGCGAGCCACCGCCTCAAGCTCACGAGGACTCGTTCGGACTACATCGAGACCAAGGATCCGGTGACGCTCAAGAAGAAGCGGATCCCCTTCGGTAACGTCGTCCAGATCAAGGTCGCCAAGAACAAGCTCGACGGCAAGCAAGGCCACAACGCCGAGGTCTTCATCCGCTACGGCCATGGGCTCGACGAGTACCTGTCCCTCATCGAGTCGGCGATCCCTCGCAAGCTCATCAAGCAATCGGGGTCGAGCTACGAGTTCAACGGCGAGGCGTTTCGAGGCAAGAACCAAGTCCGTCAGTACCTCGTGGACAACCCCAAAGCCGCCGCCGACCTCCGTAAGAAGGTCAACGCAGCTCTACTCTCTGAGGCTCCGCAGACGATCCAAGGGAACGTCGAAGACGAGGACATCGTTTCGGACGGTCGGGAGGACATCGGGGATGACGACCTCGCCGATGACACCGTGGACACGGAGGCCATCGACAACTTGATCGCTGAGGTGGAAGTCGAGGGTATGGAGGCGGCTCCTGCTGAGGGAGCGTAATGGTTGAGGTCGAAATACGGGGGTTTCAATCAATCGAGCAAGTCTCGATTCGTATTGACGGCTTTACAGCCCTTGTTGGTCGCTCCAACATCGGGAAGTCAGCCGTGGTGAGGGCCATCAAGTGCGCCCTCACCAACTCCCTCGGGACCTCGTTCGTACGCCATACCACCTACTGCGCTCGGTCCGTTCGTGGGGCCAAGACGTGCAAGTGTCAGACGACGGTTCGCCTCAAGGCAGAAGGGTTTGACCTTCTCTGGGAGAAGGGTGACTCCGTCAACAAATACACGTTCAACGGGCAGGTCTACGACAAGCCTGGGCAGGGCATCCCCGACTTCCTCATCACGAGCGGCTTCGCTCCAGTCAAAGTTGGGGATGACGTCGGCAGCATCCAGGTTGCGGACCAGTTCTTCCCCATCTTCCTGCTCAACCAGTCTGGGCCAGCCGTAGCGGAGGCCATCTCCGATGTGGCTCGTCTTGACCGGGTGACCGCTGCCACGAAGATGGTGGAGAAGGATCGACGGGAAGTCGTATCTACCAAGAAGATCCGCGAGAAGGATGCGGAGGAGCTTCGTGTTCGACTTGCCGCGTACGATGGCCTAGACGCGGCTCTCGACAAGACGGAGTCAGCCGTCCGTGCTCTGGTTAGGGTGGAATCAGAGGCTCAACGCGTCACCGTGTTGGACCGATACATCACCACGACCGGGGCTCTGGTTGCTCGACTCAAAGCGCTCTGGGAGATCAACTCGGTAGCAGTACCCGACTTGGAGACCGTCCTCACACAGTCCAAGAAGGCGACGCTGCTCACAAAGTTCGCCAACGAATTAAACAGACGGGTGGAGGACTTCAAGAACCTTTCATGGGTCGACAAGTTCCTCGGTTTGGTTCCCGCCATCGAGGGACTCCAAGAGGTCATCGACAAGATCCGCCAACTGGACAAGTGGATCCAACGGATGCGCTCCTACAAGGCGAGGTTCACCGCTCTTGAGGCAGCGGAGAAGATCATCTTGCCGGCGCTCGACCCTCTCGAAACGAACCGGGACAAGCTCCGGGAGCTGACGCGGTTCGCTTCCAAACATACCTCCATCACGAAGTCGATTCAGCAGGTTCAGGCCGAGCTGGACGCTACCGAGGCGGAGGAGAAGCTCGTTCAAGGCGAGGTGGACGCTCTCGGCGTGTGCCCAACCTGTACGCAGCCGGTTCAATCGGGGCGTCACCTCCATGCCTAGACTCGCCTTCCTCACGAGGACGGACGTTCATGTCTCGGATCGGAGCCCCATTTCTTGGAAGGGTGACTACCCAGCCGAGATTTGGAGCAACCTCGAACAGATTGGCGCCATCGCTAAGGCTAGAGAAGCCACGGCCGTTCTCGATGCGGGGGACTACTTCCACGTCAAGGCGTCGTCGAAAAACTCGCATGCCTTAGTGGAGAAGTCAGCTCGCGTTCACCGGGGTTACCCATGCCCCGTATACGAAATCGAAGGCAACCACGACATCTCGTTCAACAACCTGGAGACCCTGGGGAAGCAACCTCTGGGCGTCTTGTATGCCAGCGGCGTGTTCCACCAACTCCGGGAGCAGGTCTTCAACGACGGAAACCTTCAAGTACGGGTCGTAGGAGTCCCTTACAGCCCGACTCGAACCCTGGACGACCTGCTCAAGATCCAGAAGCAGCCTGGCGATACCCACCTCATCGCGATGGTCCACGCTCTCGCCGGTAAGAAGCCCCCAGCTCAAGCAGAGGACTTCTTCAACGAGCCCGTGTTCCCGTACGAGGCCCTCATAAGCCGCAACGGCCCCGATGCGTGGTGCTTTGGGCACTGGCACAAGGACCAAGGAGTAGAGGTCATCCACGGCCGCCAGTTCATCAACGTCGGGGCTGTCTCACGTGGAGCCCTCGTAAGGGAGAACCTTCAACGAACCCCGCAGGTAGCTCTCGTCGAGATCGATGGGGGTGATGTCAAGGTGACGGTCATCCCGCTCTCCGTTGCTCCCGCCGAGGAGGTCTTCGACCTGGAGAAGAAGGCCGCCCAAGAGAAGGAACGTCGGGACATCGATCAGTTCGTTCTCCAGCTTCTCTCAGATGGGGTGATCGACCCCAACTCCTCCATCGAAGCCAACATCCGGGGCCTGAATTTCGCCGACAACGTGCGAGAGGAAGCTCTCCGTTACCTGGAACTTGTCGACTCCGTAGGGTGACCCACCGTGTACCTCTCCTATTCCGGGTTCAAGATGTACGGCGAATGCCCGTTCGCTTATTGGAACAGATACGTCAACAAGACGTTGGTTTCCGCCGAGAACGGGGTGAACGCGCTCTACGGGAGCACCGTGGGTCTGGTCTTCGAGGCGTTCTATCGAGACCGTCTTTGGCGCCGGGTGGACTACCTGGACTACCTCCTATCGCTCGTTGAGCCGTCACTCGACATGGCGATGAAGGACCAGAAGGGTCGCGTGTACGACTGGCACGACGAGAAGTCGAACTACCACAGCCGCGAGGAAGTCATCTCCGCTGCGAAGGAAGCTGTCCCCCGAGGGGTCAAGACGATCCGCCAGAACCGCCTTCTGGGCACTCATGCGGTGGCTGAGATGAAGCTCGACCATCGTTTCGCTGAGCACATGATTGGGGGTCGCGCCGACTTCGTGATCAAGCGTATCGCCCCCCACGAGGATCTCGTGATCCTCGATGGTAAGGGCTCCAAGTGGCGGGAGAAGTACGTCGATGGCAAGGAGTTGAAGCCCGGCCAGAAGATCCAAGGTACGCAGCTCAAGTGGTACGCCATGCTTCACCGAGCCAAGTTGAACGTGATCCCTGACAAGATCGGGTACGTCTTCTGGATGTTCGAGGACGAGCGGGCCATCGAGTGGGTCCAGTTCACGAACGCGGACCTCAACGCCCTCCAGAACGAGATCCTGGCCACGATGAATCGCATCGGGTCATCCGTCTCTGAGCTAGAGAAGGTTTCCGGGCTCATCCAAAGTCACGATGAGCTTCGACAGGAAAGGTTCCCGGCGCAAGCTGGGGATCACTGCCGTCTCTGCGCCTACGTGGAACGTTGCGAAGATGGGGCCAAGAAGGTGGCTTCATTTCGGCGCAAGTCCCGAGTAGCACTTCCGAAACCCGGTGTAGTAGAACCAGGTCTATGCCTTGACGACGAGTGAGGACCCCCATGCGCTCCCCAGAAGAACTAAACGAGAAGATCCAAGACCTTCAAACGCGGCACGGCCACCTCATAAAACGCAAGGCGGAGTTGGGTGGTGAGCTTCGATCCAAGCGGGATGAGCTAGCCGCTCTCGTCAAGGAGATCCAGGCGGCGGGGTATAACCCCAAAACGCTCGTCGAGGACCGCAACAAGGTGCAGCAAGAGCTTGAGTCTCTCATCGAGGAGTTCGAGAAGGGCCTTGTGGAAGCCGAGACCAACCTGAGCGCTTACGACAAGAAGTGAGGAACAGATGAAAATCAAACTCAACGCGTCGAATTTGATCGCAGCGCTCGACCTCGTCAAGATCGTCAAGCCGCGACCCGTGACCCCTCAAGGGGGAGCCGGGTACCTCTTCGTGGTGACCGGGCTCGATTGCCAGGTCTACTCTCGGAACGATCAGTGTGTCGCCCGAGCCAACCTCAAGCTGGAGGAGTCGGACGGGGACGGCCAGTTCGTCTACCCGGCCGAGTACATCGAAGCTCTCAACTACCTCGATGGGCAAAACCTCACCTTCGAGGCGGAAGCTAAGGAGGATGAGCGGTTCATCGTTCGCTACGAAGCGGGCAACGGTGCTCGTACGGAGCGAAGCTCATTCAGTCCACGGCTCCTCTCGACGTGTGATGACGATCTGAAGGCCACCACGACGACGTACGACTACCCCACGGCCATTCTCAGGCAGGCCATCGACATGGCGAAGCCGTTTATGGCAGAGGCTTCGGACACCAAGGCGGAAGAGCAGTACAAGGCGGTTCAGGTGTTCGACGGCTCGAAGCCTGAACACGCCAAGGGTGACGGTCACCTCTTCGCAGCCGACTCCGTTCGCGCCTACTACTTCTGGTGCGACGCCTTCGCCGGCAAAGGTGTCGAGGTCCACGGACAACACCTCGGCCCCCTCCAGCAGTTTCTCAGCAAGAGCGCTGGCAAGGTGACGTTCCGAATCGGCTCTCACTTCACGTTCTTGGAGAACGTTTCGGGTCAGGTGCTCGGTTGGCCCAAGCACGCCAAGAGCCATCCCCAGTTCAAATACTACGCTCTCAAGAACGACAAGAACATCTTTCTCATCGACAAGGTCCAATTCCTCAACTCACTCAAGTACACGCGTAGTGAGTTGGACAAGGACCGCGACAAGATCAAGATCATCTTCAACCACGAGAGGCGTCAGCTTCAGTTCGGCGTTTCGGAAGGGACGTCCAAGACGGACAGCATCCCGGTCAGGGTTCGCCCCAAGAAAGAGGGTGAAACGGAGATGATCGAGGCCCGTGACTGGAGCTTCAACATCAACCTGAACCACATGATCGACCTCGTGGAGAAGGTCAAGAACAACGAGGTCGAGTTCCACATCCTGATCGTCCCAGCGTCGGCGGACCGCAAGGAAGTGGGTATGTTCCGCACGATCGATGACTTTCACCTGGACGAAAGCGGCAACGTGACCGTCGAACCAGAAGGTACGTTCTCATGCCGAGTGACCCGCTTCATGCCGTCGAAGGAGTAGACGGCTGGGCGCAACGGGTCAGGCATCTACAGACCTCCGCGATTCGCCTCAAGACGATGCGAGATCAACTCTCTCGGGAGTTGGTCTCTAAAGAGGTGGAGATCGCGGAGCTAGCCCGTCGCCAAGAAGTCCTCACCAAAGTCGCGGAACTATACCGGGTCCTCATGGACCAGATGGTCATGGGTCAGGTGCGCACCATCGAGACCATCGTGTCCGAGGGCCTTCGTACGATCTTCTTCGACCAAGACCTCAGCTTCCGGGCCGAAGTGTCGCAGAAGTACAACAAGATCGCGGTCGAGTTCTACATCTGCCAAGGCGACCCGGACAACGGTGGAATCAAAGGCTCCCCTCTCGACTCGTTCGGGGGTGGTCCGTCAAGCATCGCCAGCCTCATTCTTCGGATCCTCACCCTCCTCCGGCTGAAACGGCAGCGCACGTTGTTGCTTGATGAGACTCTCGCGGCTGTCTCCGATGACTACATCGAGGCGACGGGACAGTTTCTCCAAAAACTAGCGGCCACGAGTGATCTGTCTCTGCTCATGGTAACCCACAAGCCCGCTTTCATTGACCACGCGACTCTCTCGTACCACGGGGACTCGAAGACCCAAGGTGTAAGGCAGGAGTTCGTGGTGAAAAAGCTGCGGAGCGTATCGTGAGAGGCGAGCCCGAAGTTCGGGTTCGCCTCAACCAGCTCCTAGCGGAAGAGGTGAACAAGCGGATTGCGGAGGCTTCGGAGAGGCTTCCGCATCGCTGCGTTCACAACCACCGTCATCCGCTCGACCAACGCAAGCAAGTGGATGGGGAGCCCAACGAAGGCTACAACCGTATCGCGAACGGACGAGGGCTCCCCGTCATCCAGACCATCGGTCTTTGCATGCTCGGCTCGGACGACCCCGAGACCTGGGGTGGTACCATTTGCGAGGACCCGATTGACGCGAAAAGGTGTCCGGACTTCAAGCCTGCGAAGCTCAAGGCGGACCTGCTCAAAGAGTTTCGCGAGCAGCTCCGGGACGAGGCGTGGGCTCGGGAGCATCTACCCGAGGTCTTCGCCCTCATGTGGCTCTTGGAAGAAACTGAAGCGAAGGAACAACCTCAGATCGTTGAGACTCAGGAGAAGATCGACGAGCTGGTAGGGGAAGCCGAGGCTCCCCCTGTTCCCGTGGAAGCCGCTGAGGCTACGATCCCCGAAGCTCCCGTGGAAACCGTTGTGCCGTGGTGGAAGGCTTGGCTCCTCCGCCTTCTCGGAGCGGAGCCTAAGAGGCTCCGGAGTTGAACTTTTCCGCTCTTTCCCACTTGCTCGTGACGGAGCGGCTCCGCCAACGCGCAGCGAGCGCCGGGGGTTTCTCTGTTCCGGCTATGGAGGAGCGGCAAGTCCCGGAAAACGTCGAAACTCTCTTGGTCACGAACATGCGTGGCCTCTTTTTGCCTAGCAAGCGTGGGGCGGCGGGGAACGCTCGGTACGCCTTCTTTATGTGCCCTCCGTCCCATGAGAACGACGTGTTGGAGCGGCTCTACAGCACCGTTCTACAGCTCGCCACCACTTCCGGGTGGGCCAATGTATTTGGGGGGATCCCAGAAGCCCTAGCCGCCATGAACAAGTCGAACACCCCCCCGAAGACCATCGTGGTCCCATCGGACCACGAGCTTTCGGAAGGGGAGTCCGTTTCGATCCAAGGTCTACAGGTGGTTGTAGGCCCACTTCCTCAAGGATGTGCTCTAGTTGCTGCCAGTCCTCCAGCCCTCGGTGTCTATACCAGGGTCGGGGACTATCTCGGTCTCCAGTTCTACAACGTCCCCCGGACGTTGATGGTGGTGCGACCGAATGACAGCCTGGGTTGAGACGCTCGTAGAGTACGCGCAAAAGGGGGTGGACGAACGCGTCCGTGAAGCCCTCTGGTCCCGTGGCGCCTCAGACGAGCAGATCGATCTCCTTCGGGTAGGTTACCTAGACAGGAAGCTCCCGGAGGCCGAGTACCCCGAGGAGTTTTTGGAGTGGTGCTGGAAGGGTCGCAAGCTCCAAGACTGCTACGTCTTCCCGCTCACCAACCCTCTTGGTGAGATTCAGGGGTTTCAATTCAGGGGTGTGGAGCGGGAAGGTGGGATCTACTCGGACTACCTCCTCACGCACGCAGAGCCAGTCTTTTTCGGGCTAGGTCAAGCCATGCCTTCAATTTGGGAGACCGAGTCAGCTCTCCCAGTGGAAGGGGTCTTCGACTTCTTTCCAACGCAGCGCGTTGTACCTTTCACGATTGCCACCTTGACCGCCAAGGTCAGTGATGTACTCCTCCGCACCTTCAAGCGTCTTGTAAAGCGCACCTACCTCTTTTATGATAATGATGCGATCGGCCGTAAAGCGTGCGCCACATTCCGCAAAGAATGCGGGGACTTATTTGAGGTTCGTATTCCCGAGTACCCCGTAGGGCTCACCCTGCGAGGCAAACCAGTCAAAGACCCCGGTGACCTCTGGGAAGCGTGGGGCGACGACCGATTCAAGCCGTATCTTCTAGCGCAAATGGAGTGAACATGGGTCAGACGTACGAAAACGCCGAGGGAGTGGAGTCTATCGCAAGCCAGCTCATCCCTGCGCACCACCCGGAATTGGCGACAGCTCGGTTCCGCTACGTCTTCAAGGAGAAGGCTGGCAAGAAGGGTGGCAAGGTCGTCTACGGCACGGTCAAGAAGTGCAGCGACCTCATGATCTTCCTCATCGAATCAGACTACCTCATCGAAGTCGCCTTGGATGCCTGGAACCCCCTCGACGGACCCAAGCGGACGGCTCTCGTCGATCATCTCTTGGAGCGCTGCTTCGGGGAAGAGGACGAGGAGACGGGGGACATGAAGTGGAAGCTCCGGGAGCCCGACGTACAGGAGTTCTCGACCATCCTCCGTAGGCACGGAGCCTGGAACGACGACCTCGTCAACTTCGTCTCGGTCGCGAACACCCTGGACCTCAGCTACATGACGGCTGGGGTAGATGCTCAACAGACCCAAACGACTGGAGCCGCCGCTCACTGAGTGAGGTTTCATCGTGTGGGATACGAAGTACAGGCCGCTCAAGTTCGCTGACGTCCTCGGGCAAGAAGGTGCCGTTCAGATCCTCAAATCGAGGCTCAAGAACGGCACCGCCTTGGACACGAACTACCTGTTTTGGGGTGGACCAGGACAGGGTAAGACCACCCTTGCGAGAATCCTCGCCAGGGCTGTGATCTGCCAACAGCTCGACCCAAGTGACCCTGAACCTTGCAACGAGTGCGACAACTGCAAGGCTTCGTTGAGCGATGCAGCGGGCGCTATCGTCGAATTTGACGCCGCTAGTCGAGGGACCATCGAGTACGTCAGGAAGGTCGTGGATGACCTCCCCTTTGCCGTCTTCGGGGCAAAGAAGAGGGTTTACGTCATCGACGAGTGCCACCGGATGTCGAAGGACGCACAGGACGTCCTGCTCAAGCCCCTGGAAGAGAAAAAGCTCGTCGGGATGTTTTGTACGACGGAGCCGGAGAAGGTTCGTGGGGCGATCCGGTCCCGGTGCGAGGAGCACGCGATCCGTAAGGTCACCCGAGACGACATCCTCGCTCGGATGAAAATGGTGCTCGCACAAGAGAACGTGGAGCACCAAGACGAAGGGGTCCTCACGGTCATCGACTTCTGCGGCGGGGGTGTTCGCGACACCTTGAACAAGCTGGAGATGGTGGCTCAAATGGGGCCGGTCACGGTGGAGAGTGTCCGCGACCACCTCAACCTCTCCGCCATCTCCCTCTTCTACGAGATCCTGCTTCGCATCCCGAGCGCCACCAAAGAAGCCCTGGACTTCATCGACCAGGCTTGTGAGCGGGTCACCCCTGAAGAGGTTGCTTCGGGTATCGCAGAAGCGGCCATGACCTCGTTCCGCTTGGCGAACGGCATGACGGCGGACTTCACCTTCGCTGACAAGGAGCTGAGCCAAAAGGCGTACCAGCTCTACGGGGACCAGCTCATCAAGATCACCAAGCACTTCATGCACTCACGGTACGTCACGAAGATCGGTCTGATCTGTGATGTCGTGACGCTCGCCAAGCAGCTCGCCGCTGGGGTGATTCTCGACCCTGCGATGCAGACGCAACCTCAACAGGTCTTTCAGCCCGTAGCGGTAGCGCCCGTCCAGGCAGCCCCACCTCCCGTCCAGGCAGCCCCGGTTGAGTCCCCACCCCCCGTCCAGGCAGCCCCGTCTCCGGCCCCCCCGGCAGCCTCACCCCCCGTCCAGGCAGCCCCGCCTCCCGCCCCCGTTCAGGTAGCCCTACCGCCCGTCCAGGCGGTTCCGTCTGCGCCGCCCCCTAAGTATGTGGCCCAGCCCAAGCTGGGGAACATGGGGGAGGATCCCTGTGCTTTGAGTGAGTTCGATACGCAGGTTATGCCGGCCAACCTGCCTGCAAACAAGCACACCAAGCAACCCCTTGTATTTGACGCCAACCGTCTTCGCGATGGTCGTAACCCGGTAACACCTAGCGTTTGGCGTCGGATCTTCAAAGAGCTTCGCTCGTCTTTGCTAAAAGGGGCGTCTGTTCGTGGCGAAGCGTGAGTGGGTGGTCCTAGAGTTGTCCCCTCAAGGGGAGGATGAGGACCCCGAAGTCCTCTCCTCAGCCCTTGTGCGTCTGATTCGAGACAAGGCGGTCGAGATTTTCATCCCGGCTTCAATTTCGATTCAAGGGGACAGTCGAGTCATCCACAAGCTGATCGACAACTATGTGTTCATCCGTAGAACACTACCAGACAACGCCTTCCTCCGTCTGGAAGGCACGAAGTACATCTCCTCTGTCTTGACGATCGCCCGCTCCGACAAGAAGACGACGGTGCGGGAGATGGCCTGCGTCCAAGACTCCGATATCGAGCGGATGCGAAAGCAGATCCACGTCGAGACGGAGCAAGGGATCGAAGTCGGGGACGAAGTCCAGGTGATGAGCGGCGCCTACAAGGGCATCAACGGCCGTATCATCGAGGAGATCCCGGAGAACGACAGCGTTCAAGTATTCATCAAGCTCAGGTCGAAAGAGGCCATCGTCACCCTCCCGAGGAGCTTCCTTCGGTTCGTTTCCAAGGATCAGTCGGATCTCCCGACCTTCTCTCCGTTCCTCACCAAAATCGAGAGGATCCGCGATTGGGTTCGGGCCGTGCGACCCCTTTTGGTCTGGGATCCGCTCAGCATTCAACCCTTGGAACACGCCATCAAGAGGTACGCGAACGTTGAGCTGGCGATGCGGTGGTGGCACCGCCGAGACCCCCTCCTAGAGCAGATGCGGCTCATTGAGCGTGTACGTCAAACCCCTGACGCTGACCTAGCGCCCCTGCTCCGCAAACACGAGGAGTTTAGTCTCGTAAACGGGTGGCTTCGCCAGGATCGGAGCCTGGTCTTCCTTGGGATCAAGACACGTCATGAGCGCGTGAAGCACATGACCTCGATCATACAAAAGAACCCCGGCTTCTTCTACTCCGTGTCTACGGACCCCGTGGTGAGCCAGTCTGAAACGCAAATTCTAAACGGGTTCAACGAGCGGGTAAAGACGAAGCAACGCGAGACCCAATGGCTTCAAGACGTTGTGCGGCGACTTGACTCCATCGCTAGGGACCTGGACAACATCGAAGCGCTCACGTGGAGGAGACCGGACATGTTCGAGAACATCATCATCGACGGGCACAACCTCGCCTACCGAGTCGCCAACGCTCTGGGTGTGATGAAGACCCCCCTCACGGACTCCGATGGCAACCCAACCGGGATGGTCTTCGGGTTCCTCAAAAGCCTTACCAGCTACAAGAAGCGGTTCCCAAACGCGAAGGTCTACGTGGTTTGGGATGGATCACCCCAACGCCGCATTGAAATGTTCCCAGGTTACAAATTGAAGCGTCGCCAAAAGCGGGCATCCAACGGCGCAACGACACCTGATAACCAAATGACCCGACTCAGGAACATCCTTCCGACACTGGGGGTCACTCAGGCGTTCAACAAGGACGAAGAGACCGACGACATCATTGCGTGTCTGGTCAGGGGAAAACTCAAAGGACAACGCAACGTTATCGTCTCCACGGACCAAGACTTCCTACAACTGGTGACACTTACCGATATTGTGCTAGCACCCAAGGTCGGAAATCGACAAGAGACCCTTTACGACCGGGATAAAGTCGTGGAAGAATATGGGGTCACGCCTGAATCTTTGGTCCAGCTTCGGGCGTTGCTGGGTGACACTTCGGACGAGATACCGGGCATCCCTATGGTGTCCGACAAAATCCTCACGGGGCTCTTGAAGAACTACGGCACTGTTGAAGACATGTTGGCATCGAACCTGTCGGGAACCACCCCGAAACAGTATGCCAAGATCCGTTCAGCGGGGGACCAAGTTCGTCTCAATTTGAAACTCATGACGCTCCTCACGGACCTTCCGTTCGAGGAGATCCCGCCAACCCCCGATGCGAAGACAGCCTCCGAGACCATAGGGGGTCTCAACATCCAGGCTGACCCGATCGTGGACCCGTTCTTCCAAACTTCAGTTGGTTTCGTGAAGCAGCAACAAGGGCAGTTCAATTTCGAGAGCTGACGGGAGGAGAGGGCATCATGAGCGGTGGCTACGTCTTTTCGGTCGATCCGGCAGAACTTGCCAACCGATTCGCAGCCCCCGATGAGCCCTTATTCGACGAGTTGGAAGAGGAGGAAGAGGGTGACGACGCCCAGCCCTTGCTCTCAACGCTCAGCTTCGAGAACGAGATCAAGCCGCTACTCGACCGGATTCCGGAACGCGAAGCGGACTTGATTGACCTGTACTACATCCAAAAGAAGCGTCAGGCGGACATCGCCGAAATCTTCGGGGTGACGCAGGCGGCTATCAGCTACCGACTCGACCGAGGACTCCAGCGAATTCGATTCCTCCTGTCTATCCCCCAAGTCAGCGAGGAGGAGATGCGCCGCGACCTCCCCGACGTACCGTTCAAACCCATCGACGTGAACATCTTGGTCGGCATGTGGCAGACCACGTGTCAGTCAGAAGTCGCTAGTCGGCTCGGTCTTACGCAGGGCAGAGTTCGGCACCGCTTCTTTGGCGCCGTGACCACGCTGGAGAAACGAGCTGGGGAGGATTCTCGGTTCTCTCGGTACAGCAAGGTCTTCTCTTCGATCGCGTCCAAGAAATTCAACATCTTGCGCGAGGTCAAATTGCCCCAGTGGTCGAACAGGGGTGGGGACGGGTGCTTCTAAGCTAAGAGCCCGTTTCTTCTTATGGCGTGCGGTTCAAGAGGAACCGCATGCCGCTTGTCTCGAACCTTCGGGCACACGACCACAAGTTCGAGTTTGCCACGGCCGCTGGTAAGTGGGAGTGGACGACTCGGTTGGACGTGTCGCAATCGAACCCCCTCTACTCGGTTCGGGACATCAAGTCACCGTACGGGTTACTGAGGGACTCCATCCCCATCCCCGGCGAGGTTGTCTCGGCGATGGCCGAGTCGATCGACGAGTTGAAGTCCAACTTCGCTCCGAACATCCTGCTCGGACCTCCGACGTTGCTCAACTTCACGGTCGACGAAGGACGTGGTTTTGCCGAGCCCGAGGTGGTTCTCATCACCAACGACGGAGTCTACGGCTCGCTTCTAGGGGTCACCCTCACCACATCGGCGGCGTATGTTCGGGTAACCCCAGCGAACGTTGGGAACCTCGCCCTGAACGAGTCCGGTCAGTTTCAAATCGAGGTGGATGCGACGGATCTGCTTGCTACCAGCAGCCCGTACAACGAAACCATCGCGATTCAAGACCCCTCAGCGACCAACAACCCGCAGACGTTTCCTGTCACCATCACGGTTCGGCCGAAGGCAACCATCTACACGAACCCAACGGTACTCAACTTCAGTGTTGTCAAACCGTTGTCCGGGTCCTTCCCGTCGATCCCGACCCAAACCTTCACGGTCCAAAACACTGGGTTGGTAGGATCGGTTCTGGACTTCCAGGTTCAGAAGCTCACGGGGCTCTCCGACTGGCTCACGAGCTTCCTTCCGTCTTCGGGCACGCTTCTCTCTAGCGAGTCGACCGATATCACGGTCACGGTCGTACCCCCGGACAACCTGTTGCAAGGGACCTATTCGGAGAAGCTCCGCGTTTCTGGTTACAGCTCCAACAGCTACCAGGACGTTGAGATTGTCCTTGTCGTAACGTGAGGTCAGGATGAGTAACAAGGACTTCGACATCGGCTCCATGTTCCAGGTCCAAGCCTCCCACGGCCTGGACGCCTTCTTCGCTCGTGAGCCTCAAATGGTCACCCCAACGGGGCGTCGGAAGGTGGCATCGATCCAAGACCTCGCCTCGTTCACGAGGTTGAGCAACGACACGCTCATCCACAAGGCCGAGAAGGACTTGTGGGCCATCAAGCGTGAGGCGGACGGCTCGATGGTCATTGAGCGCCAGTTCGACGACAACGGAAAGCCTCTCCGGTACTGAGGAGGATCCCTTGAGTACCCAGCAAAAGGTCCGGCTGATCATCGCCAAGTCTGGCGGGTTCTTCAAGAGCGAGGATGACGACTCCCCGTCCCCGCCGCCGCCCTTTATCGGGGGATCGGATGGCCTGAAACGGAACATCCCCAAGAACCACGACTTCGACCCCAAGGCCCTGAAGCCGCTCGCGAGGATGCTCTTCTCGTCCAGCGTGTCGCTCGGACATGCGGTCGCTGCCTACAAGGAATTCACCCGGCTCAAGTCTGCCCGAATCTCACCGGACGGAATGCTTGGTGGTCGAGGTTACGTCACCAAGGTCAAGGACATCCGCAGCAAGCTCCAGCAGGCTTGTGAGCTGCTCTCTTCGATTACGGATACGGTTCACGACGAGATCAACGCCCCTCACTGGCAACCGAGCCTAGCTGAGCTTGGGGCGAACGATGCCGAGGACGTGACCGAGTTCATGGAGGAGGCCGAGGAGGTTCTTGAGGACCCGGAGGCGTTTGGGGAGAAGGAAGTCCAAGAGATCGAGAAGAAGAACGATGGCCCAGGGGGTACGCCGAACACCAAGCCCAAGCCCAAGTCGAAGTCGAAGACCAAGACGAAGGACAAAAGCTCTGAGCTGCCTGGCGGTGGGGATGCCGGCAACGAAGCTATCCCTCAAGGGGAGTCTTTCAAGCAGCATGTGAAGAACGCCATGCAGAAGCAGGCGAACAGCTCTGTTTCCCCAGCCACCCTCCCAGGCCCTCGGGTAGACCACCTCGACCGAGGAGAGCAAACGGGGCCGTACGGGTCATACAACCGGGATGAGCCTCTCACGGAAGATGCGTGGGGTCTCAGCGAAGGGGTAGACGACGAGTACGACTACGAATCGGACTTCTCCAACAACTTGCTCGACAAGACTGGTCTTGAAGCATGGGGGGAGTCAGCGATCCCTGACGCGACCAGCGACCCCACGGAGACGGAAGGGCGGGACTTCGGCATCGGTTACGGAGCCAAAGGACGAGGCACCGAGGGTTACGGCACCAAGTCGCCAGACGGCCGAGGCGTTTACGGCCCCTCCAGCGACCTCCCGAACGATCCCGGCGCCCCCACCCGAGATACGGAAGAGGGGGCCGGTCCGTATCTGGACGGCGTCGAGCGTAACGTTTGGGCGGGTTGTGGGTGCGGGCCTCAAGCAGAATCCAAGCTCCCGTTTGACGGCCCGGATCCAGTCGCTAGGTCGGACTACTTCGAGGGTAACAAGGGCAACCAATTCAACGTGACCCACCAAGGGGAGCACGTTCATGATTGGCGTATGTTGCCGGATGACGGGTCGTCGAGGGTGCCGGGCGACCAAGTGCCACCCCTCTACAACTACGACCGAGATTTGATGGACGTTGGGCAGAGTCTCGAACACCAAGACCCTCCGTACGTCAAGTACGACTGGACCACGCACAACTACCGCAACGACATTCAAGATGTCTTCCGGCACGAAGACGATGACAGAGGTTCCAATGGCTGATCTCGGCGATCTCACCAACTTCTTGAAAGAGGGCTCCGTCGCCGACCTCGATTGGCTCGATGTCGATGAACAGCAGTATCGGGACCTGGACAAGCTCCCGAAGCAAAACCTCGACATCTCCCCGGACCTCCAGGCCATGTGGGATCACAAGGACCAGCCGGCAGGGGCTTATCTCGTCCCGAACAAGGACAAGGTTCCGTCGCTGTCTGCCTTGAGCGAGGCTCACCAGGGTAAGCAAGCGGCAGTGGAGCAGGTCATCAAGGTGGCTCGCTACACGCTCATGCAGACGACCAACCTGGGGCAGTTGAAGCAGGCGCTCACGTCCAGGTTCGATACGGACCTCATCACGAACGCCAAGACCGCTCTTGCCTCGGTTCTGCGGGAGCGTGGGCTACTTGGTCGGTACTACGTGTCGGCCGCCGACTTCACCAACTGCGCACAGTCGTCGAAGACGTTGACCACGTTCGTCAGGCGTTACGCCGCTGACGCCCGTTTCGTGGTCGCCAAGAGCGATTGCCAAGGGTGCATCCACAATTCCGCCGACACATGTGGAGTCTTCAAGAAGAAGATCGTTCTGGAGGTTCCCTACACGCCTGAGTTGGCTGACGCGGTCGAGCGTTCTCAGTCGGCCAAGGGGAAGCAAGTTCAGGCGTCCTCCACAGATCCCCGTGGTCGTATTCAGGCGGCGTATCTCGCCAAGGATGTGACTGTTGCGGGGTCGGTAGAGACCCCGAAGCCCGTGGTCGATCCGGCTCGCCAACTCCGCCAAGCGTCGGCTCCGGGCAAGGTTCACCTCCCTGTTTTCCAGACCGAAGCGCAACGCCTTCTGGCCTCTGAGCAGGCGTGGCAGCCTCCGACCCCCGAGGGAAAGACGGCTGGGGTCAAGACCGGGGAGGACCGGACGGCCTTTGAGGTCACGTCGCTTCTTCGTCGAGAGATGCTCAAGGGGCGTAGCGTCCCCGAGCTGGTTCATGCTCTGAAGCTCTCCTTCTCGGTTTCAGACCTCAAGAACACGGCCTCCCATTGGCGGCCCTTGATCGATCAAGCGGGCCTCTACGGGACCGTCTACGCTACGCAGGACTCCTTTGACGACTGCGGGGTTGGAGCAGACTTCTTCGCGAAGCATAACCCCACCGTCAAGGCGATCGTGGCTGGGGGTAAGTGCAACGGGTGCATCTACAACAAGATGTCCCGCTGCCTCATCTACGGCCGCCCCCTCGCGGCGAACACCGAAACCCCCCTGACGGATGAGACCGTCAAGCAAGTCATCTGGGAGCACCGTCTGGCGGGCAAGCTGGAGACGGGTGCGGAGAAGATCGCTTGGGGTCCGACGCCCAAGGAAGCCCTGAAGGCCATCTACAGGGTCGCCTCTCAGGTAGGTAAGGCTGACTCTACGCCAATGCGATCATACGTCGAGCAAGCCTTCCGTGGTGCAGATCATGGGCACGTCACGGCGGGCCTCACGAAGCGGGAAATCGTCAAGACGGCCGCCCGATACTTGAACGAGGGCCTTTACGGCACCCAACTTGGGGCGGTCCTCAAGCGCCAGTTCGATCCCCGAGACATCAAGGCGGCGGCTCCGGAGTTGAAGACCATCTTGGCGGAGCAAGGTCTCCAGGGGATCTACTACGTAGATCCGATGGTCTACGGGGACTACGCGAAGGGTTGCGAGGAAGGGGCAAGGCTCCACCGTTCGCGTCTCGTCCCCTACGTCAAGTTGGGGTCCAAGTGCTCTAGCTGCGTGCTTCAAACGAAGGTCGGCTACTGCTCCAAGTACAACAAGGATCTGGTCAACGAGCCGCCGTACGCCGACAAGAAGGCTCAACAGCAGGAGATCCTCTCCTCGGGTCAATCGACGGAGATCAACCTCGCCAGCCTCATGCAAAACACCAAGTCAATCGTCGCGGAATTCGGCATGAAGTCCGGGATTGAGATCGACTTGAACCCGGAGCCGACGAAGGCTGCTCCGGTCTCTGTCGAGCTGGGGGGTCACAAGATCGACCTGTAGGGCTGAGAATCTAGCGATCGGGGCGGGTTGATACTCTTGTTATGCCTGCTCTAAGGCATGTCCCTCGCCTTGATCGCCCGTGTGGCAGCCCGATTCACCCTCCCACGGGAATCGTACTTACCGAAAGAGGTACGGGGTACGCCCCCCAACGTTGACCCTCAAGGGACGGACTTGGCGATCTGGACGTACGAGTCTCCCAATGTGCGGACGGGAGAACCCCTCCTTCTAGCCATCGCGTTTGCCGCCAAGCAGAACAAACCGATGTTCCACAACTCGTTTCGGAGCGAGGCGAGTAGGCAGGCGGCTATCAGGGATGCCATCGACTCGCGTAAACGGGTCCTTGAGTACAAGCAAAAGCAGCTTGAGGAGCGCCGTAACTACCAACACGGCATCCAAGTCGGAGAGATTTACAACACCTCTTGGGGTTACGACCAGACCAACGTGGACTTCTACGAGGTGGTCGAGATCCGGGGGAAGGACATCCTTGTTCGTGAGGTCGCGAAGCGCGAGGTCAGCACGGACAAGAATGTCACCATGGTTGCCCCCCAGCAGGGCAAGTACGTGAGCGGTCCGGTTCGGGCTCGCCCGACCCCTGGGGGTTCCTTCAAGGTGGATGGTCACAACGCTCACAAGTGGAGCGGGAAGCCTGTCTACGAGACGACCTCTGGTTGGGGGCACTGAACGTGTCCGACGCCCTCATCCTTCGGGTAGCAGCCCGGTTCCTCCACGCCGACCAGCCTCCTGGCCAGCGTAAGAAGGACAAGGACTTGGTGAAGCCTGTCAACCGACCCAAAGGCATCGACCGCTCCATCGTCAAGGAGCACGGCAAGCCAATGGATGAAGGCCATGATGAAACCGTCTCCCCCAACCGAAGAGACCTTCGACCCGAGGATGTATTCAGCCCTAAGCCCGACCAAACCAGTGTCCGCAACTTGGCTGAAACTGGCAAAGACCTAGCCGAAGTCATCAAGAAGCAAATTCCCAAAGACAAAGGCTATGCTACTGTAAAGAACCTCTCCCAATACCTCATTGAAACTGAGGGTGGGGGCGGCACTAAATCGGTGAAGTGAGGAGACCATGAAGAAGGACGGAACAGAGCGCGTGGAAGCGGTGCTTCACTTGCTCCCGGAGCAAGACGCTCCTCACGGCGCCGACAGTCATCGTCTGGAGGGGGTCAAACGAGGTCGAGGTCGACCCCGCAAGATCGAGCGCAAGCCGACCACGAGCGACCTTGAGTACCACGCGGAGATGACGCGGGCTCGGGAGGCGTTCATCTCTTCGGACCCGGTCCTCAAGAAGATCGAGGAGCACGGGGATGCCCTGGACGTTCTCTTCCTCATCAAGAAAGAGGTCGCAGCGGAGGCAGCAAGCCTTCACTTCGAGCGGATCGAAACGCAGAAGCGAGGCAAGGAGACGGGGCAAGTCTCAACTCGTCGCATCGAAGCGCTCAAGAAGATCGCCGACATCGAGTTGAAGATCAAAGAGATCGACTCGGAGTCCATCAACCTGAGCAGCGAGCGCATGCAGAAGCTCTTCACCATGTGGGTCGAGACGATGCGTGAGGTAGCACAGGAGACGCTCCCGGAAGAGGCTATGAACCTCTTTTTCAACCGCTTCGCCTCCGTGATGGAAGGGTGGGAGGAACGAGCTACGAACACCTTGAGGTGACCTCGTGGCTCGCGAAAAGAAGCAACAGTCCAACCTAGCCCATATGATCCGTAGCGCCGGGCATCGTGCCCGTGCGCTTACGGAGACGGCGGCTGTCAATGGGGTTGACCTAGCTACCGTCACGGTCAACGGTCGGACGCAACGTATTTTCAACGTGCTTCAGTATGTCGAGTCCCCGTGGGGGCTCAACATGAAGCTGTTTCCAGTACAGCGGTTCATCGTAAAGCTGTACTACCACATGCCTCTGGATGACACGCTCCCGGAGGACGAGAATCGTCGGATCAAAATCTCCGACATGTTCAACACGAAGACGTTGTACACCTTCACTGAGAAGGAGTACCTGCACTACCTCTACAACGAAGGTCGGTGCAACATCGGGGAGCAGGACCACCTCCGTAGACAGCTCACCCTCCCCATCGGTCGCCGTGCTGGGAAGACCACCCTATCGGCTGTTTTTGCGAGTTACGAGCTTTACAGGCTCCTCTCGTTGGGCAACCCGCAAGCGTACTACGGGCTCCCCAACGGCAACCGAATCCAAATCATCTCGGTCGCCACGGACAAGGACCAGGCGGGTCTCCTCTTCAATGACGTGACCTCGCACATGGCGAAGTGCGAGTATTTCCAGCCGTACATCGCCAACAACACGCTCTCCTACGTCCAGCTCCGAACCCCCTACGACATTGAGAGGTTCGGGCCTACGGTCCGTCACTCGGACGGTAAGTTCACTTCGTTCAACGGCAAGGCGAGCATCCGCGTCACCTTCAAGGCCAGCATTTCAAAGGGTCTTCGAGGGTCCGGTAACATCGTCATCATCCTCGACGAGATCGCCCACTTTCAGGACAAGGGTAAGTCGAGCGCCAAGGACATCTACGACGCCATCACGCCGTCAACCGCTGCCTTCTCCCCAAAGGACCCTGCAACGGGGCTCCCTATCAATGGATCGGCAACGGAGTCCGAAGCTCGAATCATCTGCATCTCCTCGCCTCTAAACAAGGCGGGTAAGTTCTACGAGCTGTACCACCTCGGCATGAGCCGAGGGCCTGGCTCGGACAACATGCTCGTCATCCAGGCGCCGACCTGGGAGGTCAACCCGACCGTCCCAACGAGCTACTACAAGGAGAAGTACCACGAGGACCCCTCCGTCTTCATGACGGAGCACGGTGCCCTCTTCTCCGACCGCGTTCGTGGTTGGATCGAACGTGAAGCGGACCTCATCGAGTGCATCCAAAAGGAGCTTCGTCCCAAGACGTACGGACCTCCGCGCTTCCCTCATCAAATGGGGATCGACGTAGGGCTCATCAACGACGGTACGACCGTCGCGATCACTCATACCGAGGGTGCCAACATCATCCTCGACTACCACGAGGCTTGGTACGCAGGCATGTCGTGGAGGGAAGCCAACCCCCACCTCACCTCTCCTTTCACTGACTACGCCAAAACCCTGGAGAACGTAGAGCGACTTGACTTCGAGGAGATCGCCAACTGGATCCACCTCCTCACCAAGAAGTTCTACATCTCGGCTGGGTTGTTCGACCGTTGGAACGGGCTCCCGCTCGAAGAGGCGCTCCACAAGAAGGGCTTGAAGCAGTTCAAGAGTGAGTTTTTCAAGCCTGATACGACGAGCAAGATGTACCAGGCGACGAAGCTACTCATGTTCGACAAGCGCATCACGCTCTACGACTATCCGCTACCTTCGCAAGCGGAGGCTCAATCCAAGCACTCGCCGCTCATCGAGGAGATCCTCAGTCTCCAGGCTACGCAGCGGGCTAGGAACCAGATCATCGTAGAGGCTCCTCAGATTCAAGGGGCTCATGATGACGTGACGGACGCCCTTGTACGAGCCATCTGGCTCTCTTTGGAGCGGATCAGCAACCTCAAGATCACGGCCCCTCGGAACTACCCGACCCAACCGAGGGGGCCGGCTTCTATGACCCACTATCAGCGGGCTAGGATGCGCCAGCACGGGGTTCATAGGGATCGTCTTGTACCGAGGGTAAGGTCAAGATGAGGTTCCCTCCGCTCGACTCGATCTCGCTCCGGGTGGCCGCGAGGTACAAGTCCAAAAAGAAGGTCAAAACTCGCGCCGGGGACGAGATGACCGTCTACGAGTACGGGCCTCGTCAGGTTGCGAACCGCAACAACCAGAAGGCGGACCGAGTCGAGAAGCTCCGGACTTCCATGGGAAAGCTCCGGACGAAGGTGAAGTCTGACCTGAAGTCCAAGGACTTGCACACGAAGCTGACGGCCCTTGCCGTCGCCCTCATCGATCACACGTACGAGCGGGTCGGAAACGACGAATCGGCGGATGACGGGCACTTTGGCGTCACCGGGTGGCAGCGGGGCCACCTTTCCTTCGGGAAGGGTTCGGCCACTGTCAAGTACGTCGGAAAGTCAGGGGTCAAACAAGAGAAGAAGGTCTCGGACGCACAGATCCTCAAGGCTCTTCGTGAGGCGTACAACTCCACCAAGGGAAAAGAGGACTGCATCTTCGCCTATGACGGTGGGTGTGTGGATGCGAAGGCGGTCAACGGGTACCTCAAGGACTTCGACATCACAGCTAAGGACATCCGGGGTCTTCATGCGAACCGGGAAGTCCAAGACCGACTCAAGAAGATCCGTTCTGCCGGACCGGAGCTACCACGCGAGCGTAAAGCCAAGGACAAGATCCTGAAGGCTGAGTTCAAGAAGGCCGTAGCGGAGGCTGCCGAGGCGGTCGGTCACGAGCCCTCTACGCTACGAAGCCAGTACCTCGTACCAGCGATGGAGGAAGCGTACCTCCATGATGGCTCGGTCATCGACAAGCTGAATGCCAAGGCGGCTTCGTTCGACTGCACCCCTGAGCCCCCGCTCCTCTTTGGAAACCGCATCATCAAGCAGCTCGTGGACCACATGCTCGGGGATGAGCTGGTTGTGGAGGATCGCGACTTCAACGTGATGCGTTTGGTGTTTCGTCAACAGGGAGGGTCTTGGGAGAGGCTCCTCAATGGCGACCCCGTGCAGAACGAGCTTCTCAAGACGGTCGTAACGACTTGGGGGAAGATGCCGGGGCGCAAGCAAGAGCCGGAGAAAGCCTGATGCCTACCGAAATTGTACGAGGGCGTGATCTCATCCTCTTCCGGAAGGGCGACAACCTCCCGGTAACGATCGACGAGGCGATGGCTCAAGGCGGGTGGGCCGGGGGTCAGGGTGTGAAGTGGGCCGACTCCACGAAGGACGAGTTTCTCGTCACCTACGCCGATGGGGTCTGCTCAGGCTTCCTTGTCTGGGGCTCCGATGAACCGGCCGACAAGTTCACCTCCATCACGGGCCACCAACCTCACTACCGCTTTGGAGTCATGCTCAGCGGCGGGTGTTTCTTCTCGACCTCCTCTTTCGAGACGTACACCTGGACGTCTCGACAGGGCGGGCCGTTGGTTCCAATTACCTACAATGCCAGCGATTTCCTATACATATCCCTTCGCGGCCTGTGGACGAAGGAAGATGAGTGGGATTTGTCTGGTGACCCGCGAGGGCCTCTTGCCGACGCCCCGTTTTTGGGGGGTTTGGTCGGTATGGTCATCCAACCCCCCAAAGCCGTGAACAACAACTTCATGACCATTCAGACCTTGTAACCTGTTGATAACGAGCCCCTTGTGCTCGCCGAGAAAATGTAGATGGAAAAAACACTTGGACACATGACCGTGGATGAGTTGGTCGCGGAGGGGGGTCGTACCCACGCCGAGATGCTGGCTTTGGCCGAACGAGCCCAGAGGATCTACGACCTTCTGTACCATCGGGCGAAGAAGAACCCCAATGCGGCCACCTCCGCGTATCTCAACCTTGCCAACGGTGGGAAACGGATAGCGGGCCTGATGAGCCAGGGGCTCAAGCGAGCCCAGGTCTTTGAGCGGATGCTGGCCAACATCAAGACGGAGATGGAGATCACGGAGCGTGAACAGAGGGAGAAGCAAGAGCGCAAGGCAGCGAAGGCGGCCAAAGACGGTCACGCCCCGCCCCGCGATCTTCTCTCGGAGCTGTTTGGGCCAGACACGGAGACCTCTTCTATGCTCGACGTTGCAAATGTAGGGAACGTAGCGGACATCGACGACCTCTACGGGGGAGAAATCTAAGTGGCTTCCGAGCGGTTCACCAACGCGTCAAGTAGCGTCGTTCTGAATACTCAGATCGGCCGGTGGACCCATGCTCCCTACTCATCCAAAGGCAAGGTGTCGAACCTTACCGAGAAGGAGCGCTTGGCGCGTCGGGTAGCCGCATCCAACAAGACGGCGATGGGGTCGTTCCCCACGAACGCTATCTCAGGGGCGAACACGACCCTTTCCGGGACGAGCCCGTTCTTCTCCCCGCAGCTCTCGACAGACTTTCTGGAGCTGCCTCAATCTCTCCGCGAGAAGCGGGAGATTTACAGGCACTTCTACAACACCGACCCCATTGTAGGTCAAGCGATCGACCTCCACACAGAGCTACCTCTGTCCAAGGTCCGGTTGGCCAAGCCGACTCCCCGCACCTACCCGGAGCGCTTCAAGGACGCCAACGACTACGGCAAGTACATCCTCACGTTCTTTCAACGTATGTGCCAAAGGATCAAGCTGTTTCAACGCTTGATTACAGCCGCCCACCACTACAACCTCGACGGTAACGTCTTCCTGTTCGCGGAGGATGGTTCGGTGGATGTGCCTGCAAACGTAGGACACAAGATTGACAAGAACGTCAAGTCCACCCTCGATGAAGAGGGGAACGGGCATGAAGAGGTTGAGGAATCCATCACGGAGATGGAGGACCGGGAAGACCGGGAGCTAGCCTACTACCAAGAGCACTACAAGGGCTGGGACAAGCTCATCATCCTCCCTATCGACCAAGTGCGGCTGGCTTCATTCAGCTTCACGGACAAGGTTACGCTCGACCTGATCCCTTCGGATAGGGACCGTGCTCTCATCGAGCAAGCAAAGGCCGGGGACGACAAGGCTTCGCAAATGGCGGAGGAAATCCCTCAAGAAGTGAGGGACTACATCGAGTCCGGGAAGCTCATCCCGCTCGGTACGGACCCGGATGAGGGTTCGTTCTGCTACCACTTGGCGGCCCGTCGTGGGGCTGGTGAGGAGCTTGGTGCCAGCCTCCTCGACCGCTGCCTTCGCATCCTCTACTACCGCGAGAAGCTCCGGCAGGCCCAGACCCTCATCGCCGATCGAGCGATGACCCCCAAGCGACTGGTTTGGGGTGAGAACCTCTCTGACGTGGATACGGATGACCTACGTGAACAGGTCGACCTCGCCCTTGTGGATCCGGACTACTCGATCGTCACCAACTACGAGGTCCACTGGGAGGAGATTGGCGCTCGGGATCGTCTGCTCGACTTGTCTTCGGAGTACGACATCACGGACAAGCAGCTCTACGCCGGGCTAGGGGTTACCGAGTCCCTCCTCACGGGAGAGAGCACGTTCTCCGGGGATCGCGTCAAGCTGGAAGTCCTCAACACCCGTTACCTCCTCTTTCGGGAGATGCTTCAAGAGTACGTCGAAGAGTACCTCTTCAAGCCCGTGGCCCGACGAAAGGGCTTCGTCGAGAAGGATGAGTGGGGTGACGAGGTCGTCCTCTACCCCCGTCTGTCGTTCACCCGTCTCGCTTTGCGGGACAGCCAGGATACGTACGACGCCCTCTTCAACCTGTACCAGAAGGGGTCGATCAGCATCGACCTCATTCTGGAGATGTTCAACATCGATCCGCAAGACACCAAAGAGAAGATCGAGCGGGACATGTTCTCGGTCAACGACTCGACCTTCAACGAGGTTATCCGAGGCATTTACGGCGAGGTTGGTCGGATGTTGGCGGAGAAGACGGACATCATGGACAAGATCGCCAAGTACCTGGATCTCAAGGTCAAACCAGAGCCGGCTCCCGAGGAACAAGGTCGCTTCTGACCGATACTCGTCTTTTGACGGACCCCGAGTGGGATGGACTTCCTCGGTACGAAGGACCACGGCGAGCGAGAGGACGAAGAGGCGGAGCGCCTCGTTCGTCCTCTACCCAAGAAGAAGCCGCCTCGTAAGGACCGTCGCCGCGAGGAGATGCAGACGGATCGCGACCCCGATACCGATGGGGACACGGACCTCAAGAACGATCCGGACATGTCCCTCAACTACAAGAACGTTGGGGGCTCCCTCGTCTTGGTTCGTCGTGTTGTTGCTCGCTTCAAGAGGGCGGAGTCAGGCCCCAAGAAGTACGTCTCGGTTTCCGACTCCGAGCAGGGTGGGAAGGTCGTTTCAGTTCCGGAACAGACCGCCAAGAACAACCCTTCGCGCTACAAGCCCGTCAAGGACAAGGAGCGTTCGGAGCGTGAGTCCCCTGGAGCCAAGAAGCCGGAGGGTCCGAAGGAAGAGTCCAAGGGTGAGGAGTCCAAGGGTGAGGAGTCCAAGGGTGAGGAGTCCAAGGGTGAGGAGCCCAAGGGTGAGGAGCCCAAAGCTGAGGAGCCCAAAGCTGAGGAGCCCAAAGCTGAGGAGCCCAAAGCTGAGGAGCCCAAGGCTCCCGAAGAGAAGAAGGCTCCCGACTCCTCTTCTGAGGAGCAGATGGCCGCTCGTGTCCGGGAGCGGTTCAAGGCGAAGAACTACCAGAACCACCCGGAGTTCAAGGAATACACCCAGAACCTCCCTACAACCGACGACTCCGGCAACTTCTATGACCCTAAGTCGAAGAAGCGTGTCCCTTGGGATCAGCTCGACCCCAACGAGCAATCGCGACTGATCAATGACTTCGCTACGAAGAAGAAGCGGAAGTCTCTTGACTCCAAGCTCGATGCCTTAGACCCCAAGGTCAAGGCTGCGATTCAATCCCTGGCTGACCCCAAAAGTGAGCTGTCCAAGAAGCTCGACCAGTACAAGAAAGATGGGCACCCCATCGAGGGGATCCCGCCCGAAAAACTAATCCCGGCCCTCAAAGGTCTGAACCTCCCTGCCAAGTCGATTGCGGACCTTCAAGGGGCTGCCTCAGACCTTACGAAGCGAGAGACGACCAAGGCCGAACAAGAGAAGGCTCAGGCCGCTGAAAAGAACCAGAAGGAGCTGGAGGAGGCGGCCCGCAAGGCTCAGAGCGCCAAAGACTTCAAGCCCCCGAATCGAAAGCCGCCCACCGAGGAGGAGCGGTTGGAGGTGCTTAACGCCCTCTGGGACATGGATCCGCCCCTCCCTTCGGAAATTCAAGTTCGCCTTGGGTCTCTTCATCCGGAAGACGCCAAGCTCGCCCTCTCTTCTTACACGAAGTTCAACGCCCTCGATCCCCCCAAGAACCTCAAACGAGAGATCCAAGAAGCCGGACGGAATTACGTGTCGGACCCACTAGAGGTCACCTCACTTCCCAAGTATGGGGTGGTCAAGGTCCAAGAAGACGGCAAGGAAGTTGAGAAGAAACTCACCTTTGACAAGTTGACCCCAGGCCAGAAGCAACAAGCGGTTCACGAGCACCGTATGAAGTTGCTGGGAGCCAGCTTGGCCTCAAGGTCTCGCGTTGCGAAAGCGTTGGTAGGGAACGGGATCCCCAAGCACCTATCGACCTCGTTGGCCCACGCGACGCTGTCAGCGGGGTCCTTGTCGGAGTCCGAGAGAAAGAAGAAGGTCAAGACCTGGGCTACCAATCTCTTCACCCAGTCCTCGTCTGGTTACGGGAAGCAGGAAGAGAGCGACGGGCGGTTCGGTCACGTGGTTCGCACCACAACTAGACCAACTCTCAGCGACAAGGACCGGACCAAGTTCATAGAGGCGATCAAGAAGTTGGACCCCGTGGGTCAACAGGTTGCGGTTGCTGCTCTTCAAGGTGAGGACTACCGGGAGGCCAAAGCTCGATTTTTGGATCCGAAGTCCGGGGATGCGATTCGACCTACGGATGACCCCGAAGACGTCGCTCGGAAGCTAAGTCAAGCGCAAGACATGATGAGCAAAGCGGGTAAACGCTACCCGTCCGAGTTGTCTGTCATTGATCCAGCTACGATCCTCAAGGTCCAAACCCTCAAAAAACTCCGCGACCAAGATCCCGCCAAAGCTCGTCAGGTGGTGACCCATATCCGGGAAGACGAGGTCAAGCGCTACCACGCGAAGCGATCAGAGTGGGAGAGCAAGGACAAAGAGCACAAGACGAAGCAGAAGGCGGCTCAGAAAGAACACGACGCTTGGGAGAAGCGGAAGACGAAGCACGAAGCGAAGTACGCCAAGGACCCCTACCGGGCTCCCCCGTTCGACGAGCCTGAGCCTGAGTTGCTTCCGGATCTTGAGCCTCCGAGACCACCCATCGGGTACTTGCGCAAGCTCAGTGAGAAGGATCGGGAGAAGGCGAAGCTAGACCTCAAACAGCTTCGTCGCGCTTCTCTCTATTCTTCTTATGGGCTCCAAAAATGGCAGATGGGTACCACTCCGCCTTCCAATCGGGACCGCACCGCCCTGTATCACGGGGTGGAGCCTTATCCGAAGGGTCACGAGGGTTTCGCTCCTTATACCAAGTGGAACCAACCCCATCGTTGTGACCTCGGGGCGTCGGACTTCGACGCCATCCTGAAGTCCGCCAAGGAATGGCTCAAGTCCCCTGTGTTGGCCAAAGACATCGAGGGGATGGTTCCGGACGCCCGGTTCCGAGCGGCGTTGGACCTCGCGATCCACGCGAGTCGATACAACAGGGCGATCTCGCCCCCGCTTTACAACATGATGCTCGCCAAGCTCGCTTCGCAACCTGCGGACGAGACGTTGTTGACCGTCCACGCGGCGACCGACCGTGTGGCTTTTTCAACCGAAGAGACAGAGGGAAACGCCATGACCGTCAAGTTCGCCAAGGACCAAGCCAACGCCATTCTGGGTCGTCTCGACAAGGCGGCCGGGTTCATCCAAGAGAACTACAAGAAGTTCGGGATGGACTTCGATACGGCCAAGGCAATCGTGAACGACCTCGACAAGACCGCCGATGAGATCGAGGCGGCTGCCTTTGGTGAGGCTTCGCTCCTCAAGCGGCAGACCGAGGTGCTCGCGGCTTCCAACCCGAAGCTCGCCAAGGTGCTCCAGCAGGACTCCGATGAGAAGTACATGGGTACGTTCAACGCGCCCATGGCCCCTCACCAGACGGACGCCGACGAGAAGTACATGGGCCAGTTCAAGGACGACCAGTCTGAGGCGGTCCACGAGGGCAAGTCGACGACCGGCAAGCCGCTCGCCCCCTGAAGGCACGGGGTTCTCAAAGACAACCCTTCACCCTTTGTGGGGCTAACGTGATCGACTACTGGAAGCTGACGAAGGACTACTCCCAAGGTGACTCGGTCCAAAAGATCAACGTCACTACTGGGGAGCTGTCCCCTTACGTCGGATGCGTGACCGCTGTTCTTCGGGGCATTGGGTGCCTCGATGTACAGTGGCCGTTCGGTAACGAGCGCGTCTTCCCAGACGACGTCGTGAAGGTCAGCCCGGAGTTCCTCCGGTACCTTCCTCCAGCATTCGATCAGAGCTACTCGTCGGTCGAGATCGAGAAGGCGCGGAAGGCATCCGCACCCCTCTGGCGGAGCGCTCAGTTCCAGCCCTCGGTCTACATCGAGCTTGCTCGACAGTGGCACAAAGGAGCGAGTGAGGTCATCGCCTACGACGACCTCTATCGGGCCTTGGCTCCCAATGTTGACGACGAAGCTCTCCGGGATGAGGTGAGCAAGCTCTACAGGCTTGCTCGCAACGCCGGGGAGCTTCGGATTCAACAGGCGATGGAGAAGTCTGGGGCCTACTGGGTGGCTCAGAACCGTCAGTACCGGGCCACGGGGGAGGACATCAGGGCTGGCAAGCCGGCTTGCCCCAAGTGCGCTACGCGGATGCGTCAGTCCACGTACAAGATGCACAAGGGAGCGAAGCACAAGGTCTTCGCTTGCCCCAAGTGCCTCTACTTGATCGACCCTCAGTCGGTTCTCGGGCCGAGCGGGCAGCCTCACAACTGGTTTGGCGTCGCCCCTGTGGCTCCCCCGGTGGCGCCCGTGGCTCAGCGGAGGGTCCGGTAAATGGGTTTCGCGAAGTTCGCCCACGCCTCGGTGGTTCAACCGGCTATCAACCGTGTCGGTTGGGACGAGATCCGCCAGGCGGCAGTCGGCCTTGACACATTTAAGGATCGGGCAGCTTCGCAGGTCGTTCTACAGCAGTACGACCCTTCCAAGTTCCTGCTCTCCCATTGTTCGATCATTGCTTCGGTCGACACGGAGAACCCCGGTGGCGCCCTCGGCAAGCAGATGTTCGATGGGGTGCAGATCGACCGGAAGTACCCCGACTATTACATCACGGTCGGGACGACGAAGTACATCAACAACAACCATGATGCGTGGGAGCGCAAGCTCCTCCTCGCGGCCTACAAGACCTTCATCGGCGCAGAGAACTACGTCGAGCACATCCAAATCCCGGAGCTGTCGAAAGGCAAGATCATCGACGCCGCCGCTCGGGACATTGGGGACTCGATCTACGTCGACATCCTCGTGGCCACGGACAAGAAGCACAAGGCTCTGATCGACGCCATCTCTACCGGCCAGCTCGGTACGTTGTCGATGGGCTGCCACGTCGCGTTCACCCAATGCACCAAGTGTGGGAACGTGGCTGAGGACGAGCTACAGCTCTGCCGCCATATCAAGTACCAGAAGGGCAACTTCTTCCTCGACTCTATGGGGAAGCGCCGGAAGATCGCCGAGCTGTGCGGTCACATCGACCGCGAGCCGGGGTCCGTCAAGTTCATTGAGGGTTCTTGGGTCGCCAACCCCGCCTTTACTGGGGCCGTCCTCCGCAACATCCTCGACCCAGCTTCGGCTCAGATGGCCGAGGCGATGAAGAAGAAGATTCAGGTCGCGTTCTCGGAGCCGGCTCGCACCTTCGATCCCAACGTTCTCCAGAAAGCCGCCCGTCTCGCCCCCGTAGGAGTTGGGGTGAAGGCGGTCCCCGGCGACCATCTCGCCTACCTCTTCGATGGCCCGTCCCTCGGGGTGCTCCAAGCTCCCCCGGCCTTCTCCACACAAGAGAGGGCTGAGGCCAACCTGACGGCGCGTCGCCAAGAGATCGCTTCTGCCAAGACGGCGGAAGAGGACTTCCCTGGTGAGGGTGGGGGCGAAGGTGGCGAGCAGGCCCCCAAAGAAGATGAGGACCCCTTCAAGAAAGTGGTCGATGACCTATACCAGACCTTGACGGACAAGGTTGTTGAGCGAGTCCGTCAAGAGCTTGCCAAGGGCGAGCAAGGTGAGATCAAGAAGATCATCGACGAGAACAGCTCCAACGAGTCTTTGATCAAGTCCTCGCTCCGTTACCCCAAGTGGCGAGAGCGGGCGAAGGTGGTCATGGCTTCCGTGAAGACCCCGTCAACCGCAAGAGCGGTCTTGGCAGGTTTGATTCTTCACGACCATGGAGGATGGGAAGCGGTACGCCGTGCAAACCGCTTTTCAGGACGGGAGATCCTTGTGGTGTCCCGTTTGGTCGATCGACTCACCAAGCGATCCTCCATGGCGGGGGACGCTCGGGTCTACAGGACTGTGATCGCTGTAGGCGGCACGGGCCGGTATGCAGATGTAAATAGCTACCTTGCGGCTTGTCGGAAGGTAGTCGGACGCGACCTCATGGAGTCCGAGAAGGCACTTCTAGTGGAGAAGGGCCGATTGTACTCCCTCGGACTCTAAAAAAGTCTTTATACGAGTCCTTCACCAACTGAAAGGATCCCCCCGATGCCCCGCGAGCGCTCAACCTGGAACCATGACGAGATCGTCAAGCGGGCGACCGTCAAGACGGCCGACCCCTACCTCATGAACCAGGATCACGTGAAGGTCCAGCCTCCGGCTGACAAGTACGTGACTGGGGATCCTTCGTCCTTCGCTGAGGACGTCCACCCGTCCAACGGGACGTGGGAGGCGGAGTACAGCGGTGGGCAGGTGAAGCGCAACGAGATCGGCATGCCCGAGATGCGTGGCGACACCTTCAACCACCCCGAGAAGACGGCCTCGGAGGAAGTCCTCACCAAGAAGGCTGCCCTCTGCGTTGCCATCGCCCGAGCGATGCTCCCCAAGACGGCTTCCGAGTCGGACATCGAGGAGCAGTCGATCTCGTTCATGTACCTCCCGGACTCGGAGGTCATGTCCACGTACACCCGCCTCGCCAACGACGACGAGGAAGAGGAGGGTGGTGACGAGGAAGAGGGTCAGGCCAAGCAGGGCGGCGAGATGCCTCCGCAGTTCAAGGAGAACGCGGAGAAGAAGAAGGAAGAGGCCGAGGACAAGAAGGAAGGCGAGGACAAGAAGGCGAACCAAGATCAGGTCGCTCAGGCTGTCCAGGCTCTCCAGCAGGGTGACGCTCAAGCGGCCCAGGCGATGGTCCAGCAGGCCATGCAGCAGCAGATGCAGGCGCAGCAGGAGCAGCAGGCCCAGCAACAGCAGATGCAGGCGCAGCAGCAGGTTCAGGCGCTCCAGCAGCAGCTCGCCCAGATGCAGCAGCAGCTCGCCCAGATGCAGCAGCAGGCTCAGGGCCAGCAGCAGATGCCGGTCCAGGCGGCTGCCAAGAAGAAGGCTGACGAGCAGCAGATGCAGGCACAACAGCAGGCGCTTCAGGCTGCGATCCAGCAGGCGGTTCAGTCGGGTCAAGACCCTATGCAGGCTGCGCAGCAGATCGTCCAGCAGCTCGCTCAGCAGCAGATGCAGGGCCAAGGCCAGCAGCAGATGCCGATGGCTCAGGGTCAGGAGCCCATGATGATGGGTGACGACCAGCTCATCGACCAGATGCTCGCCTCGGACGGCGGGATGCAGGCCCCCGCTGCCCCGGCCGCCATGGACATCGAGCTGGAGACCCCGTCGATGGACGTCGGTGAGGTTTCCCTCGGACCGGAGGACGACGTTCTCCGCCAGCTCTTCGCCAACGACGAGGCTCAGCAGGCCCAGCAGGCGCAGGACGGCGGCGAGGGTCAGCAGAAGCAGGCTCATGCGGTTCGCACCGCCTCTACCCGTACCGTTGGTACCCGCCCCACGCAGGGCGTGAGTCAGATCGGTGGGGGTCCTTCGGGTCGCAGCGGGAACGAGGTCGACAAGCTCTCGTCCCTCTGGGGTTCGGCCCCGAACGTCAAGGAGGCTTTCGGGCTTCCTACGGATCGTTGAATGGCAGAGGGGGTTCAAAATGAATCCCCTCGGTCTCCAATAATCCTTCAATCACCCGTAAAGGTGATTGCCTAGATGTAGATGTGAATGTGAAGGCCCCAACGCTTTCCCGCCCATAGGAGACGCATTCAATGAGCATGCGCGGACAAAGCTCGGGTGACTTCAAGGAGACCTCCGGTCGAGTGCATCTCTTCCATGTGGTCACCCGCAACAGCGTGGGTGCCCTCACGGCCGATGCCTTTACCCAGGCCAACCCTGGCGTCTACACGGGCTCAACTCTCGTCAGCACCACCCTCGCCGGTATCACCAAAGTTGGTGTTCTCGGCGGCTCGGTCGCGTTCACGCGACCGCAGGCAGGCAACAACCTCATCGGCGGCCCGTCCGTCACGGCTGGTCCAACCTTCCTCGCGGGACAGAAGCCTCTCGGCATCTTCCTGAACGATGCCGTTGGTAACGCCTTCGAGAACACCCCTGGCCCGGCCTCCGGTCGTGGCGCCTACGTGTGCGGCTCCGGCTCGTGCGTTGGCGTGACGATCTACGAGACCAAGATCCTCCAGGCGACCGGCCCCGGCAACGCTGGTGACAACCTCACCTACGCGGCTGGCGACCTTCTCTACGCTTCGGCCAACGGGCTTCTCACGAACAACCCGGACGACTCGTACGAGACCCTCTTCACTGCGGCGGCGTACTCCGTCAACCCGCATGTCCCCACGGTCGTCGGTGTCGTCAAGGCGGCCCCCGACGCCAACACCCCCATGCTCGTGCTGGATCTCCGGATCTGAGCGGAAAGGAAAGAAGGCACGAACATGGTTTCCAACGACGTCAAGCAACAGATCATCAGCGAGTACATCAAAACGGCCGCTGGCCGTGCGAAGCTCGCTGCCTCCATGATCCAGCCTCTCCGCCTCCGTCGTGACTACACGGCGGTCGGCCGCAAGACCTTCCTGGTCGAGCAGCTTCCGGACGGAGCGCTTCCGATCTACGACAAGGACCCGGACGTCACGGCGTACGTGGTCGGCGAGGAGGGCGAGAACATCCTTGCCATCCAGAAGCCCCGTCGTGTGATCTTCCCGCTGTTCGAGATCGCCTCGAACCCCGAGATCCCGCTGACGCAGATCAAGGAGCGCCGCTTCGACCTCATCGAGCGGTCCCAGGATCTCGCCAAGGCTCAGATCCAGGCGGCGGAAGACGAGCGTGTGTTCGCGGTCCTCGACAGCATCGCTGTCTCGGGCTTCGACACCCTCCCCGGCCAGACGAACCCCGACATCAACGTCGTGGCTCCGATCTCGCCGTCCGTCCTCGCGGACGCCTTCGCGGAAGTGGAGCGGCACGACCTCCGGGTTGCCCGTATCTACATGAACGCGACGGACTACGCGGACATCCGCAAGTTCGGCCGAGACATCCTCGACATCGAGTCGCAGGCTGTCCTCCTCAAGACGGGCCTCCAGGCCACGCTCTGGGGCGCCCAGATCATCACGAGCCGCCTGGTTCCGGCCGGGTTCGTGTACATCTGTGCGGAGCCGGAGAACTTCGGCCGCTTCCCGGTTCGTACGGAGCTGACGGTCCTCTCGGCGGACGACCCGAAGGCCCGCACCATCGGCTTCTCCTGTTTTGAAAATGTCGGCATCGGCGCGTTCAACCCGCGTGGTCTCACGCGGTTGATCGTCACCCGCGTCTGACACGAAACAGGCTGAATAAGCCAAAACTGAGAGGCCGCTCCGGGAAACCGGGGTGGCCTCTCGGCTTTTGTACTTCGTTGCTAACGGACCAATTAGGTGCTACCTCACTTCAAGTGAGACCTATCGACTGCCCCCTTCCTCCCGAAGCCCTACGCCAACTCTACGAAGTCGAGAAGCTCACCGACCAGGCCATCGTCGACCGGATCGGACAAGGCGCCACACTCAAGAGGGTTCGGTCTTGGCGAAAACGGTTCGGAATCGAAACCGTCTCTCGGGCGGAACGCAATGAGGTGACCTCCATCGAAGGTAGGCTCCGGTCACTTTTGGTAGGGTCGATGCTCGGGGACGGGCGGTTGGGTCGGCTACCCAACTCGACCCGGTTCCTTGAAAACCATTCGGATGCCCAACGGGAGTACATCGAGTGGAAGGCGGTTCAGTGGGGGTCGTGGGTCAAGAGCGGGGTCAAGCCGGTCGTTTGGAAAAAACCCGAAGGCACCTTCAAAGGGTGGCGGTTCGAGACAGTAGCTCACCCGAGCCTCAACGAATGGTACCCGACCTTCTACGACGAGACCGGGCCTAAGCGCCTTGACCGAAAAGTTGTAGACCTCGTGGACGCCTTCGCCTTGTCCGTATGGTTCATGGACGATGGTTCGGTTGGGTGGTGGCCCCGCATCACGTTCGGAATGCAGCCCTCCAGTCGAGATGTAGCCCTAGAAATCCTCGCCAGGTTCAATCTCAAGCCCCGGTGGGAAATTCACAACGGAAAGACGGGGGACTTTCTCTTCGAGGGGGAAGACCAAGCCCACCTTTTCATCTCCCTCGTGAAGCCCCACATGCCCGAGTGCATGAAGCACAAGCTCCATTTCGGCTTTCAAGGGCCGCACTACCAAGTCAGGCAGGCTCTACCCGAGAGTCTTCTCCGGGAGCTGGCGGCCAAAGGGGTGCCGGTGAAGCGAATGGCTAAAGACTTGGGGCAGTCTCACACGACCATCGACCGTTACTTGAGGATGTACAACATCCCGCACCCTCGGAAGGTGGGTCGACCACCTGCCTGATCTTCTTGTCGGCTCTTCTCTTCAAGATGACCGAGCCCTTCATTCTCTACCCGACCGGCCTGATTGGGGACGTCGCCATGAACGCTGGCCTACCCATGAAGGGGGCCTCTCAAAAGGCGCCCTTGGTGACTCCAGCCCTTCCGGGCGTGGCTTTCACCGCATTGGGGCCGGGTCAATTCGCCGTAGACAAGCTGACGGGGCGACAGGGGGCCATCGACGTGTGGTTCACAACGGGAGCGGCTGGTAGCTCCCGAGCCCTTGTTACCTTGGTAAACAGTACGACGGGGCAGTACGCCGAAGTCCTCTTGGACGCCAGCAACCGAATCAGCCTCTTTCATCGAGACGCGTTGGGGAACACCGTTGCCCAAATCTCCGGGCAGCTCGCCGCAGAAGGTACCGGAGTCCGTTTGCGGTACCGTTATGCGTGGGACTCGCAGGCCGTGATCGCCTCTGGAAACCGTCACGGTTACTTCCTCAAGAACGACCTAAGCGTGGGCACATGGGCGGTCAACCCCACCTCGTCGTGGGATTCCTTTCACCCTACGCATGTTTACGTGGGTTTTGTTCCGGCTGGAGTTGGGACCGGCTCGGCGTTCAACGGAACACTCCATAAAGTTCAGGTTGGAACAACCATCCCTGATTGGGTTCCGGACCCGAACACCCCCTAAACCCGGTGTAGAGGTGGCCTATGAGCCACCTCTCTGTTCTCTCGGACGCTCTGCTCTTTCTCGGGAGGGCGATCGATCCGCAAGCCGTCACGAAGACCATCTTCGCGTTCGAGCACTGTCCCTCCGACATCGGGCTGGCGGTCTGGAAGTTCAAGGTTTCGCTCGTTGGGACCAAGGGCATCGACGGAGATGGTGGTACGGAGGTCTCGTTCAACCTGACCTGGGAAGGGTCTGGGGCTACCGACGAAGCCGCCGTACAGGATTCGTTCAAGGGGGTTCAGACTCACATCCAGGGATTCCGTCAGCTTCGGGAAGCTGAAACGGGCTTCGCAGAGCAAGCTCTCATGGTCCTTACATCCGGCCTACCCGATGGTCTTTGGAGAGTTTCGGACCATCCCTCAGATACCCATGAAGAACCCAACCCCGGTGACGCCGACCTTCAGCAAATGCTTGAGGCGGCGGAGTCCATGAACGGGCAGTCAACTTCTGTTTGATTTCTTAGCTTTGGGGGAGTACCTGTTGGTGTAACTAGCTACTATGGCGCACGATGGGCGTGCCCCTCCCTGAATACGAACTAGATCGGAAGGAACCAGATGACGAAGACGCAACTCATTAGCGCCATTGCTGAGGAGATGGACGGTACCACCAAGACCCATGTGAAGGCGTTTCTCAACGCCCTCAACTTGGTCTGCGGGAAGACTCTCAAGAAGGAGAACCAGTTTACGGTGCCTGGCATCGCGAAGCTGATCCTCGTGAAAGTCGGTCCGAAGCCTGAGCGCAAGGCTCGGAACCCGGCGACTGGGGCTCAGATGACGGTACCTGCCAAGCCGGCCTCGAAGAAGCTCAAGGCTCGGTTCGTCAAGGCCCTCAAGGTGACGGTGGGTCAGCTCCCCGACTCAGGCAAGGGTCGCGGGAAGAAGTGACCGCAGAAGAAGTCATAAGAGAGGCGGGTCGTTCCAACGGCCCGCCTCTCTGTTGTTAATCATCTTGTAAGCCCGCCTTCGGTATAGACCCCCTATAGAGAGGCTGGGACCAGATGACGATGCAGATGAATTTCAGACCGGGCCAGATGGTGTCGTACATCTCGACCCGCAGCTTTCAGCTAGGTGCCACTGGATACCAGGTCCAGGCGCAGATGGAAGTCCTCTTCGACGGGACCAACGTAGAGGTAGGGGGTGTGAAGTTCGTGCTCCCGACGCTCCGTGGGGCCATCAAGCTCGGTTGGCTCATCCCGGCTGACGAGTACGATCCGGAGGCGCCTATCGAGGCGAACCCGTCCGCGAACATCCAAGTCCGATCGGCCAACGACCTCGGGCAGAACCCCTTGCAGCCGGCGAGGAAGACGGCGATCACCACCGTCGAGTCGGATGAGCGTATCGTGATGTCCCGTGGGGAACGTCAATCGGCAGCCTCTCAGCAAACCCAAGCGGTGAGGGCTCACCAACAGAGAACGGCCGGTGGTGGCATCGCCCGTCAAACGGGTGGGGGTCGAGGTATCGAGATGGGAGGGGCCGAGTTTGGCGTTCCCGTTGAACGAGCCTTTCTGACGAGGGCTCGGGCAGAGACGACGGTGACCCCGAACACGGTGGGTACGGCTATCCGGGATGCCGAGCTGGTCAAGGTCCAGCCGGGCCAAGGGCTCTCGGAAGACCAGCTCTTGTCGATGATGACGGAAGAGCAACGGGCGGACTACTTGGCCGTGAAGGAAGCCCGCAAAGGGGACGTGATGAGCCGTACGGCAGGTTACGTCCCTCCTCAAGCCACCACGACCAACCTCGCAAGCTACAACCAACCCGGCTCTCGACCGGCCCAGCCGGCTCAGAGGACCGTCGTGGCGGCTCAGGCTCAACCTCAGACCCGCGTGGTCGCTCAAGTCCCGCAGGCCCAGCGGGTCACCCAGTCGGAGGGGATCCAGACGACCCTTTCCACGGGTGGCGGTACGGAAATCGCTGACCCGACCGGGATGGGCGGGAAGGCTCAGGAGAGTACGGTCACGGTTGAGGGGATGACGTTCAAGAACACGAACGGCCCCAAGAAGGCGTTTCCGAACACACAGGCCGTCCAACAGACAGCGACCTCGGAAGAAGGCAACTCCAAGATCGAGAAGGACGGGACAGCCGATGCTCGACGCAGCATCGCCAAGGCGCTTTGCCAGGACTTTCCCGACACTTACGAGTTTGGGGACCACTGGAAACGCCGTCTTGCCATGATTCGCCTGCACTTCGAGAATCGCCTGGACGTGATCCGAGCGATCTTCGCGGCGGAGTCGGATGACTTCAAGAAGTTGCTCTTGGAGGAGTTCCCCGAGGCGTTCGCAGCGTAAACGGCTCACATACTTCTCTTGTAGCTTCTCGTCTTGCGATGGCTGACGAGAAGCACGAGGGGCATGACAAGGAGGCGGGTGCCTTGGTCTATCTCCAAGAGGAGTTGACCGACGCCCGCCTTCGTTGCGACCAGCTCAAAGGTTTCGTGGACAAGGCCGTGCGCCTGATTGCGCAGTCGACCCACCGGGACCACTTCTATGAGGTGGCTGGGGACGTCATCTACGGACTCCCAGATGCCCTCTTCCGTCTGGACAAGGCTCTGGACGCTACAGCGCTCGCGGCCTCACGCCTGGACTACGAGGAGTTGAAGCAACAGCTCAAGCCGGAGAAGGTGGAGGAGCTGGAGCGGGTCCTCAAGGACGTACGGATCCGTCATATCGACCGGCGTTCCCCGAACGTTCAACCCAAGAACCCGTTTGCCCCACCGCCCACCCCACAAGCACAGAGCGGGAAGTTCGCAACGCTCCGGCTCGCCTCGACCAAGTTCGTATCCGCTGCGCTCCGGGGTCTTGCTGACTACATCGACGAGAACCCCAATCCGAATCGGCACGTCATCATCGGCGGTCTTCACCGTATCAAGATGGCGCTCTCGCAGACAGCTCAAGAGGCGGTTCAGGCGATGGGGCCGATCCAAGCTAGCTCCCGCGAAGAGGTTAAGGACGGCTTCAAGAAGGCCAATCCTACTCTTTCCGACGAAGACCTGGAGCAGATCGCCGACGAGTGGGAAAAAAACAAGAACGTCGTCAAGGACAAGGCTGGTTAAGATCCCGTGAAGTTCGTCTTCCGCCCCCCTAACGGTACAGCGGGAGGTCCAGCGCTTTCGGAGTCGAAGCTCCCAAGTGGTGACCCGGCCGGGAAGGGTGTATCTCTCTCCCCAGACATTCCAGGATCCGCCACCTACAATAAGCCCTCCAACGAGGGACCTCGGGAGCCTACCAAGAACGACCAGTCGATGTACCACGTCGACAACGCCGACGACCTCTTGAAGCAACAGGGACGTGGCGACGAGATCAACCACGAGCACGCGAAGCCCAACTACAACGGGCTTGGGGATCGTCCGGACAACGACTACTCGAAGACGAAGTACCCGTATCGGGACAAGATCCCGAACCGGCACAACGCCGCTCTCGTTGAGAACGTCGTCCAGCTCTGGCTTCTACGTACGGCTCACTCCCGTCTGGTACCTCTTGACGGGTCGGCTCGAATCGCAGCTCGGTTTGCCGAGATCGAGCAGGGGTTGAACCCCAAGGTCACGGAGCGAGCGAGCACTTGCTCAGTGTCCGTCAAACGTGTGGACATTGGGAACCTCCGTTGGCTCTTCTCGGTCGACTGCGGTAACGGATCGAAGATCGTCAAACTCAAGGCGACCCGCAAAGGGGTAGTCAAAGCCTTGGCCAAGATGGACGTCAACTTCACCTGTTCGTGCCCCGCCTGGCGCTGGTTAGGTTCGGAGTTTCACGCGAAGGGAGAGGAGTACATCGACGGCAAGCCTCGGGGTACGGCCTCTACACCCAACATTAAGGACCCTCAGCGTATCAACCGTGTGTGTAAGCACGTAGCGGCTGTCATCGGTCATGTCCGAGGTTGGACGATCCAACCGAAGGTCAAGCCGAAGGCCAAGACAGCTCACGAAGCATTCCAAGAAGCCGTTAGGCTCCAAATGCAGATGAAAACAGAATGAAGGGAGATCCCCGTGCCGACCTATCAAGTGGACTGCCTGGAGTGTGGGACGACCAAAGACCAACGACTTTCGTACTCGGACTACGATCAAGTTAGGGATGGGTCGAAGACGCTCGCGTGCTCCAACTGCGGCCTTCCGGCTCAAATTGGCTTCGCTCCCGGCAACCTGGGCTTCATTCTCCGTGAAGGGGAGTCTGGGGGTTGGGCGAGCAAGTCAATCAAAGAGAACGCCTACCGCAACCGCCGTCGCGAAGTCATGGCCAAGCGGGAGAAAGACCACGTCTTCAAGTCGAGCCTTCAGGCCAACTATGACGGGGTTGAAACCGGCTCTTGGAAAGAGGCTCAAGAGCTAGCCCGTGTTGAGAAGGGCGACGAGGCAGCTTCTACCTATGATCCTCTTGTGTCTAAGGAGCAGGTGACATGAGTGCCCCTCGTCTGTTTTCAATTCTCCGCCGCAAAGCTGGTCTGATCGACCTCATCACGCCTATCCGGCCGGAGTCCGAGGGTGTGGCCTACTACCGGCTCAAGAAGGACACGGATCCTGGCGGGGCTTTCGCCAGCGTCGTGTTGACGGCTCCGCGAACGGGCCTGATCGACCCCGCCGTGGCTGGCAACCACCACGTGATCCAGCCCGGCGAAAATGTCCGGATGATCTTCAATCCGAGCAACTACACGCTCTCGGATGCCGCCTTCTGGGTCAAGCTGGTCTACGTAAACGCAGCCCTTTCGGAGATGGTTAGCCCGGCGCCCGGAGCCGCCACCTTGGTTCTCCCGCCCTTCACGGGTCCGATTCAGACGGGGTTCTCAGGGACGGCGCCAGTCGGAGCAGCTCTTGCCAACTCGCTCCAGATCGACCTGCCTCGGGCGATGGACAACTTCCGCATCCGGAACCTGGATACGACCAACCCCCTCTTCGTAGCCACCGACCCTGGTGGCCCTGAGATGCAGGTGGTGGCCGGTATGGAGTTGGCTGGGTTCTCTGGTCTTGTATCCACCCTGTTCGTCCGTTCTACAGGAGGTACCGTTGCGTTTACGGCGACGTTCGCCTACGCAACTCCCAAGTGAGGTGTCGCCGAGGTTCATTGAAAGCGGTGGGAGCGGTGCGTGTATCTCATAAACTTCCTCAACCTCCAAACCGCACAGCAGCTATTTATAGCTGTTGGACGGTACAGGACGGGACAGGGGTTGTTGGGAGACAAGGATGGGGTCAACCTCGTCTTCACCACACCCTCGTCAGAGAATTTCGTACACAACCTCCCTTTTCTATCGATCCAACTGTATTTCAACGGGCAGCGGTTGACCCTTCTCGACGACTACATGGTCTCCGAAAGCGAGGGGTCGGGGACCGGCTTCGACACGATCACCATGATGGTAGCGCCTAAACCGGGGGATCACTTGACGGCGGACTACATCATCACCGCTCCGTGAAAACCTTTTTATGCGCTCTTGAATACTGAGGACCAACCCCCCCACCGAGGAGACCTAGCTCATGGCCCGCACCTTCATTCGTCAAGACACCCAGGTTCGCAATTCGGACGTCTACGACGATACCGTGGCGGCGGGCTCGACTCTTGAGAGCGCTCCGGCACATATCGAGGACGACCTCAACGCCCTTCGTTCTCAGGCGAAGCGAGCGATCTGGCAGGACTCTGCCGGCAACTGGTACGACGACATCCCGACGATCAACTCGAAGAAGCGCGGTATCCGCGACCTCAACTTCGACCTCAATGACATTGAGGAGAAGAAGATGCTCTGTCGGGCACAGCTCCTGACAGACATTACGGTCCCCAACACCCAGAACTGGAAGATCCTCGTGGTCGCCAGCTCGGAGACCCCGACCCAAGTGGCGGCCGTGGCCCTGACGCAGAACGGTGCGGTGGTCGCCCAGTCTGCCCTTTCCGGCGCCGGCTTCGATGTCCACGAGCTGATCGAGATCGCTGGTGCGAACGCAATCAGCCCGAAGAACCTCGCTCTCGTCCGTAACGCTACGACGGGTCAGCCGGTCCAGTCGTCGGGTCGAGATGTTTTTGGTCTTCTCCAGTACGAGTCCACGGGCACCGATGGCGCCGCCTTCAACGACACGTCTGCGGGCAACCGGGTGAAGATCAGCTTCGTCCGTCTGAATGCGGGTCTTGACGACCTCGAAGCCTGCCCCGTGGCGGACATCCAGAACGCCGTCATCAACTACTCCTACGTCTTCCGTACCAACCTCGATGCGGTTGCGGAGGAGTGCTTCCTCGCCAACGGCACCTTCACGGACCTCACGGCCTCCGTGGACGTTACCCGGCAGAACGCCTACAACAACCAGGGCACCACCCCGGTTGACCTGACGACGAACGCCACCCTCGACCTCGAAGGTGCGGGCCTCGTCTGGGCGATCCGTGACGACCTCGAAGCCAACCTCTTCCGCATCATCGAAGGCAGCGCTGGCGGTACGAGCCAGGTCTCCATCGACGGGGACGTGGACACCTTCAACGTGGACGCGGTCGTCAACGACTTCGCCTCGGGTATCCGTACGGCGACGGGTACGACCCGTATCGACGTCGGTGTGACGGCCGGGACTATCGAGACGACGGGTGCTGCGGACCTCCGGGTTCTCGGTGCTGGGGAGCTGTACCTCGACGACGGCAACCAGTCGGGTTCGACCTGGGCGCAGACGAACGGTATCAAGCTCTCCGACACGACGGCGGAGTGGGATCTCTTCGAGACCAACTACGGTGAGGTCTCCCTCCTCAACGCCATCAACCAGGCATACAACGTTGGTGCTCGTGGAACCAAGGTCTACGCCAACGTCACGGCCAACACGTCGGCGGACAACGATGTCGGCGGCGTTGCTGGTGGTACGAACCTCGACACCCAGCTCCCCAACCTGTCGGCCGGCACCTTCCTGACGGACTACGACCTCTTCTTCAACGGAGAGCTTCTCCGTCCGGGTGCCGATGCCTCGGCGAACAACGACTACTACCCTGGTACGTCGCTCGCCAACGGGCAGGTTCGGTTCGAGTTCAACGTCAAGACCGGAGACGTCATCTGCGTCATCCCGTACGCTTGATGACGTGACCTAGAAGCGCCCCGTACTCCCTTGTGGGGTACGGGGCGTTTTCTCCAAATGTAACAAGGATCCAAAATGAACCCTCTCAAGTCCCAAGTGAAGATCGGCACCGCCTTCGAGATCGGATGCCGTTTTGATGACGTCCTAGAAAGCGCCAAGGCCGAGCAATTCAAGTACGAAGGAGCCTCCGGTGGCCTTCAACAAGCCGCTCAGTCCGTCGAAGCCTTGACCCAACACGTGGACAAGGATGTCGATGCCGAGCTGTTCGACCTCACCACGGCTGGGCACATCAAGAAGTACCTCATCCGAGCCCATCAGGTCGTTCTCAACCTGAGTAAGCAAGCGGACAACAACCGCATGATCTCGATGGGCAAGGTCCAAGCCCTCGAATCGTCCGTGAAGATCGTGAAGAAGATTCACGACGACGAGGTCACCAAGGTCGAAAACCTCCGTCAAGCGATGGCTCTTGGCCAGGCGGTTCCGGATGACGGGTCAGTCCCAACGGCTCCGGTTCCGCAAGATCCGACCCGCAAGATTCCGATCAAAGAGAGACGTCTAGCCGAAGCGGCGGCTGAGGCGGCAGCGGCGGCTGAGGCTCCGGCTACGGATGCAGCTCCAAGTGACGCGGAGGGGTTCACCTCACCGCCTCTTGGAGAGGTTTTCGACCCTCCCCCGAGCAAGAAGACCTCGGCCAAGAAGACCTCGGCCAAGAAGAGAGCCTCTCGGAAGGGGTGACTCGTGCCCCGTACGCCTGATCGTAGCCCCGGAGCGCTGGAGGAAGATGAGGAGATCCGTCTCATCTCCAACGCTTCCGGGCCATCACAGGCGGGAGCATTCAACTACGACGGTACGGACTTTCAGTTCCGTGATGCGGCGGGGACCTTCAACCCCCGCTCCGGGGGTGGGGGGATTACCGCCAGCCAGCACCAAACCCTCCGGCAGCTCACCCACCTAGCGGAAGAGGGTGGCCCCTTTGAAGGCTTCGCCTCGGGGGCCTATCAGGAGACCCTCCCAGCGGCGGACCCCTTCCCGACCTCCATCATTTGGTGGACCAGTGCGGCCAAGACCCACAAGATCGTTGAAGAGACGATCACCTACAACGCCAACAAGACCATCAACACTGACGAGTGGAAAGTCTACGACACCGATGGATCTACTGTTCTAGCTACCGTGACAGACACGATCGCGTACTCGGGCATCTTCGAGACGAGTCGGACCAGAACGATAGCGTGACATGGCTAAATCCCCGGTAACCATCCTCTATACGACGGACAGCGTCGAGCTTGCCACCAAGGATGGCGTTGCTACGGGGGTCAATTCCCGTGGTTTCATCACGGTTGGGGTGGATGGGGGCGGGGATGCTCAGTTCATCCTCGTTGACACCTCGGGTCGCCAAGTCGTTGTTGGGGCCGGGGTTGCCGGTACCCCCGCTGGTGGAGTCGTCTCGGTTCAAGGGGTAGCAGGCGGAACAGACCTCCCAATAAGCGTTGCCACCCTGCCTCTTCCCACGGGGGCCGCAACCGAGGCGACGTTAGCGACCAGGGCCGGGGAGCACACCACGGCGGGAAGCCCCCATGCGGTTCGCCTAACGGACGGAACGTTCTTCTACAACGCGACCACCCCGTCAGACACGCAACCCATTTCCGCCGCTTCCCTCCCCCTTCCAACGGGAGCGGCGACCGAAACCACCCTTGCGACAAGGCTAGCAGAAGCCACCTTCACGGCCCGGATCAACACCCTCGGCCAGAAAGCGATGGTGGCCTCAACGCCCGTTGTGGTGGCCTCCGACCAGTCAGCCATTCCCGTTTCCGATGGTGGAGGAAGCCTCACTGTTGACGGCTCGGTAGCGGTCACCAACTTCCCGGCCGTCCAACCCGTTTCGGACAACGGGGGAAGCCTCACGGTTGACGGTGCCGTGGATGTCACGGATGGGGGTGGCAGCCTCACTGTTGATGGGACGGTCACGGCAGATCAGGGGAA